CATTATTAATTTTAATTGAATCAAAAAATTCTTTTCTTGCTAAATTAGTATTTTGTCTAAATACTCCTGATGCTTTAGTAGTAACCATTGAAGCCCCACCATGTTTAACACCTCTACAGCTTACACAGTTATGTGTTGCAACTATAGTTATTATAACACCTCTATTTCCATCAGTAATTTTATCTACAGCATTGTGAATAGCTGATGTTAATTGTTCTTGGATGGCTCCTCTACGACCAAATAATTCGACTATTCTATTTAATTTAGATAAACCAATTACTTGACCCTCATCTCCAGCTATATAACCTATATGAACAACACCCCCGATTGTTTGGTGATGGTGAGAACACATTGATGTTAGTGGAATATTTCTTTCAATAATAATACCATCATAACCATCACTTGGAAATGATGTAATTGGTGACATGGCAGTATATCTACCTGCCCATAAATCATTTACATATGCTTTAGCTACTCTTCTAGGTGTATCGTTTGAATTAGGATCATTTTCCCAATCACAATCTAATGCAGTTAAAAATTCTCCATATGCTTTAGTAGCTTTTTTTATCATTTCTTCCTTTTGCTTATCATTTAAAGGAAAGTTAGTTGCAACTCCATTTGCAAAACCCTTTTGTACAACTTCTAATTTTTCATGAACTTCTTTGTCTTGTTTTTTAGCCATTTTTATAACTTTTTATTATTATTAATATACGAATTAATTTAAGGATATCCAAACTAAATTAACTTAGTCCATATCTTCCTTTCATAGCATCATAAACCTCATCTATTTCAGTATTAGAAAGCATTTTATTATATGTTAATAAAGCTCCAATACCATTTGATCCTTCTACGGGGCCAGCATAACCATATCCAACTCTAATTTGTTGTCCTCTAACTAATGCTGTGTTACTCCTTGAATTGTAATTAGCAGTCCAATTAGCTCCATTTTTAGAGTAAAATCCAGTTCTTGCGGTTGAAGTTAAACCTGTACTCATTTTAATAGCCATCATAGTCCAAGCACCTTCACCACCATTAGTATCACAAGCTGATGTACCTGCATGATCATAAGCATCAGTTTTTCTTGAGTAATAAGAAAATGCTTGATTTGTTTCCCAAGTAATAGCTACTGAACATTGGTATGAAGTGCCTCCATTTCCTGCTTTTTCAAAAATAGTATCCCTTTCTGTGATATTAGTACACCAAACCCACATAACTATAGTACAATCTCCTCCTATATTAACAGCACCATACTTATCATTACATTGATAATATCCTGAGTTATTAAATTGAAAACCTGTATATCCTCCTAAAGAAGTTCTGGTTAGTTGAGTACCATATATATAAAAACATAAACCATTTCCACTTACATCTTTCCATTCACCTGTTGTCCCTGCACTAACGTCGATTTGTGCGTCTAAGTAAGATGATAACCCATCCATAGGTAAACCTACAGGAAAATTATCTATATTATCTGTTCCATGAAAAATCATATAATCAGTAGTAGAAATATAATCTAAAGCTTCATCTATTGTAGTGATTGTTGATGACGGGGATGGTGATATTGTTGTATTACAAAATTGAATAACCCCAGCATCATCTGCAGGGGAATAAATATGAGGTGAGGCTCCCTCTACTCCTTTTGCAATAGTATACCCAGTTGTTCTTAAACCATTATACCAACCTGTTGTTGAAGTAGGACCATAGTTTACGTTTGATACTCCTGCGGCTGTTGTGGTTTTTAAAACAGCATTATCTGGTAATTCTTCTGCGTATTTAATTGGATCTGACATATTAGGGGGTATTATTTACTATTGAATTATAAAAAACATAAGCATCTGCTTTAGTATCATACCAAGTTCTAGTAGTTTCATAAGAAGGCCAATTATAAAAAGCGTCAATCCACCATTTATCAGAATCAGAGTCATAATCCATATTGCAAAAATATACCATAATGTTTTAATTATAAATATTATGGTAATTTATAATCTTGAATAGCTTTTGAATCTTTTCTTTCCCAAGGATATATAATCCATTCATCTCCTTCAAATCTTTGGGCATAAGCTGTAGGTGTAAATTTTGATGTATGTGGTTTATGATGTAAAACAGCTGTTATAGCTGCTTCATGGTTAAGTAATGTTTCTCCACTATCACAAATATCATCAATAAGTAAAGTATTTCTTATTACTTTATCATCTGACCATAATATTTTATCTGTATAGGGAAGGTTTAATTTATGTGAAACCATTACTGCAGGTATTAATCCACCTCTAGATAAACCTGATATGTGAGTTACATTTGGTATTTTTATAATTTCTTCACATAACTTATCTGTTAGTAATTCTATATCATTCCAGTAAAGATGAATTTTATTATCTATTTTTAACATAACTTTTTATTTTAATTATTAATTTTATTACAAATCCCAAACACTCTTGCGTCTGTATTTTTGCCACCTATATCTTAATGTTCTAAAATATCTCATATTTATCTTTTTCCACCGTGGTATTCTGTTGCATGACCTTCGGTTATTAATGTTTTATTTATATCATTATCTCCTATCCATAAAGTACCTAAACATCTTCCATATTTTCCTACCCCATGAGATTGTAAAATAAAATCACCATCACCTAATAATTCTATAAGCCTTGCTTTAGCAGCTAATCCTAATTTTTTTTCTTCTAAATCTCTAGTTCTGGATTCTGGTGCATTCATCCCATGCATTCTAATTCTTACTTTTTTCCAAGTGTCAAATCCTAAATCTACAAGGGCATCAACAGTATCACCATCAACTACTCTATCTAATTTTGCGTTATATTTATACATTTTCTAAATATTCTTTTAATTTATCAATTAATACTAATACTTCATCAGGCTCCATAGTTATAGCACAACAAACACTTACGTTTTCAGCTATTTCTTCTAGGGTTTCTAGTGCTTCTTCTTTAGACACAACGTTCAGTATCAAAAGCCATAATATGAGATCTACCTGTAAATCTCCATCCCCTATCTCTTACAAAATTCATTACTTCAGGGTATGATTCCATTAAAGATTCCCTAGTATCTCCAGCAGGCATAGCCCAAACTTTATTATCTGGTATACTACATTCTTTTATAAATGTTTCTACCTCTTCTATCATAGATAAATTCTTATCCAATACAGGTTTAATGTGGTAATCAGAATGATATTCAATAGATTGTTTTATTGCTTCATAATTTAATCTTAATCTATTATGTGTTTTTATCATTTTTTCGTCCACATCTTTTCCTTGAGGAGTAACAGCACCCAAAACGGGAACGCTATTACTGAACTTAGGAGAAATGCTAAGAAGATTAATGGGATAATCAGTAGGGAGGAAATGAGATCCCTCAGTTTCAATAGTAATAAAAATGTTTCTTTCATGAGCAAAATGAGTTAATTCATTTACTAGTTTAGGATGCATAGTAGGTGAACCTCCTGTTAACATCATTTCTTTTATGTGAGGGTGTTGATCATAAGTATCTATTATATCCTGAAATGAATATGTACCTTTTTCTGGATGAATGCTTGTGTACCATGAATCACACCATCCTCCTTCACCAAAATAACATCTGTGAGTACAACCTGTTGTTCTAACTACTATTGTTGGGTATCCTTGTCTACTACCTTCTGATTGTACGGCTGTGTATACTTCTAAAACTGGGAGGATTTTATTATAATCCTCGATTCTTTTTAATTGTTTGTGCATATTGTTAATTTTTTTAAGTGGTTTTTCATTCACTGTTATTCTTCTATTCGCTGTAGTAAGCAGCATTTTTACCATGTTCCATAAACTTAACTTTAGTAACTCTGACCCTATTATCAGTTTCAGCTTTAACAAATTTATTTATGTTACCATAAATATACTCAGCAAATTTCTCTGCACCAGTTGCTGGAATTATTCTTAATTGAATTACTCCTAATTTATCCATAGTTTCAAAACCTTTAATACCTGGGTCATCTTCAGCTATAACTACTGTATGGTCAAACATATAATCCATCCATTCTTTAGGAGATTTACCATCAATTTTATTTTTAGCTCTTTTCATTCCTCCAAAATCCCAAACCCAATTTCTATGATCTAGTTCTCCTTCAAAATATACTTTAAAACTAATTCCATAACCGTGTAAAAACCTACAATGAGTATCCTCAGCTTTCCATTGACGAAAAACAGTAGAAAACCCATCAAACACTTTGCTTGATTGAAATTTACCCATTATACCAATTTTTTATAGCTGTTATACCATCAAAAGCACCAACATGCCTTTTAATTTCAGTCCCATTTAAATCACATAAGATAACAGTTGGGATACTTTTAACACTGTATTTTGCTGGAAATTCAGCATCATAATCAATATTAATTTTTTTAACTGGGATGCCAGATTTTGCGATTTCTTCCATCTGTGGGGAAAGTGCTTTACAAGGTCCACACCAAGGAGCACTAAAATATAAAATTCCTTTGTTCATTTTTATTTATTTATTTAATTATACTAATTCTTCAATTATACCTATTACTTCACTCAATATAAGCAAAGCTGTTGCAGTAACCAAACTAAAAGGGATGAAAATATACCCTAATATTCTGACACCTGACTTAAAAAAACTGATTTTTTGGTGTAAATAAGCATCAGGTAATTCTTTAATATTTTTACCTGCTAGTTGTTGAACTATTTTATCTACTTCTTTATTTAAGTTTTTATCTTCCATATTATTTATTGTTTAATTGTTCTTTTTCATATTCAGCAAGAACTTGTTCTACATAAATCCTAGCTGTTTCATAATCAACTGCACCCGTTTCATCTGCATATTGTACAGGATCAGGTCTTCCAAGTTTAATAAATGCTTCAATTCTTTCTACTGAAGAAGCTGATTTATAATCACTCCACCCCTCTGGTGTTGGTTTGTATGAAGTATTTGTCCTAGCATAAACTTCATCAAAATCAATTCCTAATTTTTCACATAATATTTCTCCATCTTGTAAAATAGTAAATTTATCACCTTCAAGATATGGAGTATAATATCCTACTCTTTCAGCATCCCAATTACCTTCTCTAAATGCTTTATCATCTGCATCCCTAAATTCTTGTCTGCAATCAGGATAAATATCATGATCACCACTGTGAATTCCTAAAGCAATTGATGTTTGTTCTTCAGTTCTATTTGCTACTGATAAAGCAACCGCTTGAGTAATTGAAGCAAATATTTTATTTCTATTAGGTACTACTGTAGCTTTCATATTTTCAGCTGCATAATGTCCTTCTGGTACTTCATCTCCACCTTCAACTAATGCTGAGTCTAGTAATTCTACTAAACCATCTAATTTAATTGTTTGATAAGCAACATTATGACCATTTCTTTTTAAATAATCTACTAATGCTCTTGCTCTTTTTAGTTCAACTTTATGTTTTTGACCATAATCAAATGATAAAGCTGTTACTGTTTCAAATTCATTAAGACATCTAAGTAATAATGTACTTGAATCCATACCACCTGAAAGTGATACTACTGCGTGTTTTGGACGTTGTGCGTCTTTAAAATTAATTTCTAATTGTTCCATTTTATTTATTTTAAATTTGCCAGGTATTTTAAGCGTATAGGCAAACGCTATATTACATATCTTTTAATTTATACATTCTTTCTTGAACAACCACTCTAAAATGAGTTCCTTGTATGTTTGCACTCCCACCCTGTTTAAGAAGTTTTCTAAATAAAAATTCTTCATTTTCATTCCAATTTTCACTAAGTAAAATAACTTCATCTTTTTGAACAATTGGTTCTGAAGATTTATTTAAATATATTTTTTGTTGACGTATTGCTTGTTTCTTTAACATATTATTCTTCTACAAATTCTACGTCACCATAATCATCAATTGGTTTATCTCTTACCAGGTCCCAATCTGCATCATCTATGATTTCTTGTTGAATATCTTCATCCCCTGTTTTCCACTTTGCTAATTCTTCTTCTGTTAACACATATTCTTCCCATCTGAAGTTTGCGTAATTTACTGTTCTTGTTAATTTTGCCATATTACATTACTTTTGGTAGTCTAAATTTTAATATTGGGTTTCCGTTTACTGTGGGTTGGCCTAATTCATCAATTCCAACTTCTTTTACTTTTACTGGTTTATTTCTAAATCTACCTGTTAATATAATATCACCTATTTTAATAGGAATTACAAAAGTGTCTTTATTAGTATATGTTGCTTTCATAAGTTATTAATTAATTTAAATTTATTAAGATTATAATCTAATAAATCATAATCTACTTGATCCTCTAACATATAAAAATAATCATTCATATTAGCTTTTGGTTTTGTAAATAAACCTGAGTGGTTATATTGAATATCTTCTAAGGTAGCCATTACGGGATTTGATGTATCAATTGATTCAATACAATTTATATTTTGATACCACCCAAATTCTTGAGGAACAGCACAACCTAATAAATGTATTCTATCATCTTGTTTTAATTCACCTGTTTTTAGTAAAGTTGAAATAACAAATAATCTACCTAATGCTTTACCTAAATCTTTATTTGGGTGAGTACAAATATCATTATAATAACTAGCCCCATAAGAAAAACATATTTTACCATAACCTAAATCTTTATATGCTTTAGCACATTGAGCTGCTTCATGTAGTGTTTTTGCTTGAACTACTGCTACTTTTTCAACCCCCTCAGGAAAATCATATAAATCCCATATTGTAGCATTTTGTATAGATTCTTCCATATTTTCCCAAACATCAGGGACAATAAATTCATTTGGTCTAATTTCATTTACCCAATGTATTAAACGTTGATGGTTATAAGCTTCACCTAATTCATGGAGTGAATTATCCATTATAATATAGCGACCTGCTGATTTTGCTTTTTTAAAATATTCTAAATATTTAGGCTCTTCATCTAATAAATGGGGGAGGCAATAGTCATAATCATTGAACTTTAGACTATCTTCTAATAAACACATTGGTGTTTCGTGGCTTACTTTGATTTTCATTTATAACTTTTTATTTACAACCAATATACAATAAAGATTTGGTATAACCAAACTAAATTAATATTTAATGATTAAATCATCATCATCGTTTTTTTCATTTAATGATTTTAATTCATTAATCCTTTTTTTTATAGTTGTCCAACCTTTAGGACCATATTTATTTGGTTTACTAGTTTCTGCTAGTAATTTTTCTAATTCTAAAATTGTTAAATTATTAATAGAATTATCTACTACTGGTAATTCTTCATAATGTTCTCCATCATTACCATTTTGACCTATAATTTCCATCCTTTTTTCAGCCTCTTCCCAATCTGTGTGTTTAGCCTGTTCTTCAAGACTAGCACTTTTATCTTCTTCACTATTAGTCATATAACCATCATCAACCCATTTTTCTTCATTTTCATGATCCCAAACATCAGTTAGTTCATCTTCTTCTTCAATTAAAACATCTTCTCTATAAAGGTTTTTTTTAGTTTTTGGTCTTATTTGTTCAAAAGCAAAATTAGCAGCTACTACTAAAGCAATTGCTAATGGGTCAAATACAAATATAATAGTTAATAATAACCAGTTTATTATCCTATCCATAGGGAATCCAGTTAAACCCGATAGATATTTTAAAGGACCTAATTCACTAGACACAGCATCACTTAATTGTACTTCAACTATTTCTTCTTCATATTCAAATAATTGTTGATTTAAAACATCTAATTTTTCATTAATTACAGTTTGCCTTTCAATAGCTTGATCTAATTGTTGGGTTAAAACCCTACGTGTTGAAGATGATTGTGTTGTAATTATATTACCTAATGTGTCTTTATACTGTATTTTATTCGTAGATAAACCATTTCTCAAACTAGTCACAGACTCATTAATAGATGATTTTTCTTCATTGTATACAACTAATTGTTCTTTAATATTATCTCTTTTAGTCTCAATAAGTGAAATTTGAGCATCAATACTCCCGGCTTTTGCAGCTGTTTCTTGATAAGCTGCTGATAGAAATCCATAAATACCCATACTTGTAATTAATATAAGTACTACACAAGCTAAAGATAAATACCATTTTAATAATCTTGGTAAGTTTTTTCTATATTGATATAGAAGAGATGCAATAACTAATTTAGCTATTTCTAACGAAGCAGCCATTACAATAACAGCAAAAGCAGCTCCAGCAAATAATTTACTTAAACCACTAACTGAATAAAATGCTGCTGATGCACTAACTGATAAAGCGGAAAATGCTATTAAAAGAGGAAATAAGTATTTTTTTAGATTGTTTAACATATTATAAATTTAATTATGTATGATACAAACAAAAGATAAAGTATCCAAACTATATTATAAACTTAATAACATATCAACTAGTTCTTGTTGAGGGAACATATCAAATTTATCTTTTCTTGTATTTGTGTGAGTCCACAATCCTTTTATTCTACCGTAATAAGCATCTTCATTAAAATCAAATCCTTTAGCAACCCCATGCTTTTTAATTACAGCTGGGAGCCCTTGTCTAACATCAATATTATCTCTGTCTGCTATATATAGTATTAATTTTTTTAAATTTTCAATTTGTTTGTTAGAATATCTGTGCCATTCTTTATATCCTTTAAAAGGTTCATTTAATTCAACAACTTGGGAATCATCAGCTAATTGTCCAGCATATGTTCTCCCATTTTTAAGGTATCCAAAATTATTAACTTCAATACCTACAGAATGTACATGCATGTGTTGTGAACCATTTTTTCCTAAATGCCATCCAAACCCACCTTCTGGGAATGCTTGAACTACCTCTCCATCATATTGATTATCATTTCCTTTTATTGATTGTCCTCCTAAAACAAATTCAGTAGCAACTGCTCCTCTATCATCTCTACCCCAATGATCAATTGTTCTAAATGGGTTATGCCAACCTGCAGTGTGGTGTAAAAATAAATATTCTTTATTCCAAGCTCCTTCTTTATATTCTCCTAATGGTAAGTAATGTTTATTAATAAGTAAACCATTTTCTGTTACATACGTTTTTTCTGCTAAATCAGTACTTACTAACCCCATTAAATCCATAGTTTTAGGTCCTACTAAACCATCCACTATTAAATTCATATTTGATTGAAATGCTTTTACTGCACGTTCTGTTCCCTTACCAAATATACCATCTGCTTCTATTTCTAGAAATTCTTGTAAATCTTTAACTATACTTCCTTTTGATCCTATTTTTAATACCATTTTTTTTATTTTAGAATGAACTCATTATAATTTCATCAATTTCTTCTTGGAGTTCGTTTTTAGTTGCTAACATTTTAAAAGAAATATCTGCTTGATATCTTTTTATTTCTTCACCATCTTTAAATATAATAATTGTAGGTACAACCACTACTTTATGTTTTTGTTGAAGTTTTGGGTTTTTAGCAATATCTACATATGTAATTTCACAATCTGTTAATTTTCCTACCCATTCTGCTTTATTAGGGGAATTCCATTCTGCATTAAAATGAGTTACTATTATTTGTGATTGTGCTGAAAAAGTACATGCTACAGTTAACAGTAATATTATTAACAGTTTTTTCATAATAATTATCTTAATTTATCGATCTTCTCTTCCATTCTTATCATGCGTTCTTTTAACTCGTTAACATCTTCTTGAGTTGACATAATAGTTTGACGGATTAATTGATCTTTCATATCATATTCCATTCTAGTTACATCTGGTGGTAACGGGTTTGGAAGTTCTTTTGCTTCTTGAATTTCTGCTTGTAGTGTAAACCACATACCTACAAGGGTAAATATTAAAACTGCGATACCTCCTAAAGTTTTTACACTTACTTTTACACTTGTATCTTCATTTAACTCTTTTGCCATTTTTTTAAAATATTATATAATTTACACCTACACTAAAGTCATGCCATTGTCTGTTCCAATATTTATTATATTTTCCTTCTAAAAACAAACCTAAATGCCTATTAAATTTATACCCAAATATTAATCCACCACTCCAATCAAACCATTGACCGTTATTATATTTGTGATAACTATATCGGTTTTTTGTATCAATGTGATAAGGCATAATATTTCCCCAAGAATGTAACCAAAAATCTTTAGTATAATGGTAATAATCAAAACCAGCTACAAAAGAATATTCAAATTGTGATGCAATTTCATTTTTTTTCTTTTCTGTATAATCTGATAGGACTTGAGGAATTACTACTTGTTCCCAAACATCAGTGCTACTAGCTACTATATCACCATTAGGGTTTAAATATTGTATATTATTAGGATCATTAAAATTTACAGAATATCCTTCTTGTATTGCTAAAAATGTGTAATGTAAATTACCATTTGATAACAACCATTCTTCTAAAGGATCATAACCATAAGGTTCAGATAACCTTTGAACTGCTCCTACATTAAATGATAATTTATTATTTAATTTATATCTATACCTTTGAGATACTTCAAAAAATCTAATATCAGCAAAACCATCTTCTAAAAATTCTATTTTTGCTATCCATTTATCAGCTACATATCTCATAAAATAATCTTGATTTAAATAAGATCTTCCCTGTTGTCTACTCCATACGGTTTCAAATAAAAACTCAAAACCTGATATTTTTCCAATTGTGGCAGCATCTGAGTATGATTTTTCAGTACCATCATAAAAAACATTTTCTCTATTTTCATACCCAAATCTAGCTATTTTTCTAACTCCTAATGCTATTGAGTAATCAAATGGGGTTTTAATAGTAGAGGTTTGTAAACCATTAGTAACTGAAAATACATCTACATCAGATATAGAGTTTCCACCATTAATAGCACCATAAAATGTTGAAAATTTAAATGCTTTTTTTACTTTAGCTGGGAAGTCGTCTTGGCTTAAAACTGTAAAAGGAATTATTAGTAATATTAATAATATTTTTTTCATATTAGTTTTTAATTATTTTTTTATTATATGTGTTTCCATTATAATCTATGTTTAAAAAATAAACACCATTTGAATATTGTGATAAATCAATTATTCCATCACCTATACCTTCATTTAGTAATTTACCTGTAAAATCATATAAAGTATATTTTACTTCTTCTAAACCTCCAGTTTTAACATTTAAAGTGTTTTTTGTTGGGTTAGGGAAAATAACTATACTATTGAACATTCTTTGGTTTTCCCAAATATCAATTCCTTCTGGCCAACCATCTTCACAATAATTATACATTTCTTGACACGTAGGATCCCATTCATTATTACAACAGTAATTATCTACATCAATTACCCAAGCATAACATTGATCATTTAGCCAATATGGGTTACCTGGTCCATCAATACAACCAGCATCATATAAACAAGCTGTTGAATCTGAAACATTAGCGTTTGGATCGTAATTATATGCATTTGGATCAGTGCATCCTGGAATTGCTGTTATACAAGAACCATTATCTACATTTGCAGTTGAATCATAATTTACAGCAGTAGAATCTGTACACCCATAAACTACTGGTATGCAACTAAAGTCTTCTGTGTTTGCATTTGGATCATAATTAAAAGCTGAAGGATCTGTACAACCATAAACTATAGGAATACAACTACCATCATCTGTATTTGCTAAGGGGTTGTAGTTAAATGATGTAGAATCAGTACAACCATATAATATCGGAATACAACTACCATCATCTGTATTTGCTAAGGGGTCATAATTTATAGATTGTGGATCTGTACAACCATATACAAATGGAATACAAGTTCCATTATCAGTATTAGCTAATGGGTTATAATTTAATTGAGTAGAATCCATACAACCATAAATAATAGGAATACAAGAACCATTATTAGTATTAGCTAAAGGATCATAATTAAATTGTGTTGGATCTGTACATCCATAGACTATTGCTACACAAGACCCATCATCAGTGTTGGCAGCTGGATTATAATTAAATTGAGTAGGATCTGTACATCCTAATATAGTTGCAATACAACTTCCATCATCTGTATTTGCTAATGAATCATAGTTAAATGAAGTTGGATCTGTACAACCTGTAATTATTGGAACACATGAATTATCATTAGTATTTGCATTAGGATCATAATTAAATGAAGTTGGATCTGTACAACCTAATAATACAGGAATACAACTACCAGGAGTGTTTGCATTTGGATCATAGTTAAATGATGTTGAATCCATACAACCTACTACTACAGGTATACATAAAGAAGGATCATCTACATTAGCAGTTGAATCATAGTTAAATGCTAATGGATTCATACAACCAACTACTATAGGTTCACATGAACCATCATCTGTATTTACATCAACTAAAGGATCTCCTGTTGGTTGAATATAATTAAACGAAGTTGAATCCATACATCCTAAAATTACAGGAACACACACATCACCATAAAATGGTTGTGCTGTTGGTGATTGGCATATTGGAAATTGTAATGGCCCTGCTGTAAAATATGGTACATCTACAATTGTATCACCAGTCGGACCTGTTAGAGTGTATCCTACCTGATTTATTGTTTGTGCTGATTGTTGAGTTGTAAATAAGTAAAGTTTAATTGGTTCAAAAATATTTAATGGAACATTAAAAGTAAGTGAAGTACCATTATTTGGTCCTATTTTATATTGTGGTGATAACCAATTACCTTGTTTAATACCTAACCAAGTTCCACTCCATCCGTTTGCAGCTCCATCAAATATTTCTAAGGTATAATTACCTTGCATTGTTTCTGTTTGATTAGCATTCGGATCGTAATTAAAAGCAGTTGGATCTGTACAACCTACTACTCTTGCTGGGCCACAACTTCCATCATCTATTGTTGCTAATGAATCATATGTTGTTGAGAATGGATTCATACAACCGTATACATCCGTTCCCCCATTATATGAACAAATATCACCTGTATTAAATTGTGGAGAAGTATATTGATACCCAAAATTAGCTCCTACTGAATCTACTAGATCAAATAATTCAACTCCATCACAATCAAATATTTCTAAATTTCCATCTACAGAACCTCCTGATGTTGAACCTCCTAAACCATCTCCATATGTGTCTTCAATTACAAAATCTACTAATACATTTGAATCAACACAAATAAATTCTGAGATTGGGATACCAGCAGGTTGTCCAATATATGTTCCTTGTGATGCTGTAAATACTGCTCCACTATCATCGTAAACTATTATACTTGTTTCGTTTGGCCAGTTATCAGGAGTAAATACTAATTCTATATATGTTTGGTCTGGATCACACCCAGTTGGTCCACTTACTGTACACGAACCATCATCTAAAGTTGCCCAAGGATTATATAAGTTTGATGTTGGATCTGTACATCCAAAAATAGCACCACAATCATAACAACTTTCCCAACAATATGTAGGTAATGTTATAGGTTGTGCTGTTACATCTAAAGTTCTATTTGTAAACCCGTATTGATCTAATACAAAACAACTTGCTAGTGGGTCATTTTGTACATTAGATGGTAATTCTTGATCCGCAAAATTATCTAACATAAACTTCCAAACTGTAAACCCAGGTGGAAGAGCTATTGTAGTTTCCCAAATACCATTACCATTTGTATCTACCATTGGGTTTGCATCTGTCCAATTATTAAATGGGCCTACTACATAAGGTGTTGTAAACGAACCATTATATTGATTCATATTTAAACTAAAATCTACGTTATATAAACAACTGCTGTCATCTACAGTAGCATTAGGATTATAGTTTACTGAATTTGAATCCATACACCCAGCAATTGGTGGTGGGCATGGTAATAAATTTACTGTTGTATCATATTGAGTAAATGGAAAATTAGCATCTAAATCTAAAATTACTCCCTGACAAGTATTTTCCATTAAAATGTTAGCTATTATACCACTATTAGTATTTATGGTACCCCCAGTCCAACCATCACCAAATGAATCAAATAATGATATATCTATATCACCTGAATCAGCATATACTAATGTTTGATAAAATTCAAAAGGGATTGTAGGTTGATAATTTACTAATGTATCTCCTTGTTGTGTTATTAAAGCAAAAGATTCAGATGGACCATAATAATCAAACTGAACCTTTAAATTAAACCAACTGTCATTTGATTGTGAAAAACCAAAGAATGGTATCATACACAATAACAGCAATAATACTTTTTTCATATTAATTTTCTTTTTTTCCGAATATTTTTTCTAATCCTGCTATTCCAAAACATCCTAAAGTTATAAGGGTGAAAGAATCATATATGTACTCATTTAGTAATAATTCTTTCCCTAAGTAACCTGTTATTAGATCTGTAACTGCAAATATTATCATTATTAAAAATGATAAAAATCCAATTACACTTTTTTCATTAATGTCGTTGTCGTCTTTAAATATATCTTTAAAAGCCATAATTTTTAATTGTATTTTGTTCATAATTTATAAACTAATTGGTTAAAACTTTTAATTAAATATAATTTGGGTATAAATATAAAAGGGGTACACAAAGTGCACCCCTTCTACTAAAAAATATTGATAATTAATTACTTTATAAAACTTTTTATCCAGTTCTTAAATAAATCCCAGTTTCGTGTAGCAAATACACCAAAAGCGAATCCAGCATAAACTTTATATCCAAAGGACCATAATATTAATCCTATAATTAATCCTAAAAATCCTTCAATTCCATTACCTTCAATCCATGCTTTTGCTAAGTTATAAAATTTTTTAGCAAGAGTTAGTTTTTCAGCAATTTCTTCTTTTACTTTTTTAACTTTTGGTTTTCTTGTTTTTGTTGCCATAATTTAAATTTAATTTATTAATTGTAATTATAAATATATTGATCCTTTACTTAGTTATAGGCCAAACTTGAGTTGTAATTGTTACTGTGTTAGTTGTATTAGTTTGTACTGCTGGGTCTTTTAGCCATTCAGTTGCGTATATCCAATTTGTACCTTCATAATGTACATCAGCCGTTGGATATCCTTTATTACATACATTATCACAGTATACACGTGCTATATGCCCATCATAACCATATTGCATACCAAAAGTACCATTACCCGGGTTTGGTTGATCTACACTTTTTGGTGCAATAGGATAAACATTAATGTGATCTGAGTCAACTTCATTAGATGATAATTCAACTGTTTCACCTGCTTTTACTACTCCAGAATCAGGTCCTGTCATAGCCCAACTTTGTTCCCATTTCATATCCTGATCAGTTTTATTTATTACTGTTAAAGTAAATTTTGCTGGGGATGTTGTAACTGTAGGAGGATCTGTTATTGTTCCTGCTAAAGCTGGGTCTACATTTTTGTTATTACCACACCCTATAATTAAGAATGATGATAAAAATAATAAGAAAATTTTGTTTTTCATTGTTTTTGTTGTTTTTGTTAATTTAATTGTTGTTTATAACTATATTGGTTGTATTTAACCATCACAGGACACACATTCAGCCATTCTGGATCCTAAGTCTCCTTTAATTACTGAATCTGTTCTTAGATAGTAAAATGTTTTTATTCCTAATTTCCATCCTTCTAAATGTACCTGATTAATCCATTTAGGTGAATCACTAGGATCAAATGATAAATTTAAAGATTGAGTTTGATCAATATATTTTTGTCTTATAGCAGCTTGTCTAACTAATTCTAGTTGGTTTGTTTCTGGGAATGTTAAAAATAATTCTTTTTCATCAGGAGATAATACATTATCTGGAAGGTTTTGTACTGAGCCATCTTCAGCTAACATTTGATCCCACCACTTATCTTTATTTTCACCTTTTTCTATTAAAATGCCTTCTAATACTTTATTTTTTCTAATAAAAGTACCTTTAGCACCATTAAATGTATAAATGTTAGCAGGTAAAGGTTCAATACCAGCTGAAATACCACCACAAATAACTGAATTAGATACTGTGGGAGCAACTGCTAATAAATGAGTATTTCTCATACCAGTTCCTTTACACCATAATGGCTCTCCATATTCTTGAGCTAATGCCATTGAAGCTTTTTCTGCTTTTCCTCTAATATCTGAAAATATATTATGAGTATGAGCTGTAGATGCTATTGAATTAAAAGGTAATCCTTTTTGTTGTAAAAATGAATGCCAACCCATTACCCCTAAACCTAATGCTCTACCTTTTTTAGCATGATGGTGGGTTCTTCTTAACGAATCTTTACCATTAGATTTATCTATAAATTCTTGCATTACACCATCTAAAAACCAAGTAGCTAATTCTACAGTATCTGTGTCTTTCCACTCATCATATTTAGCTAAATTCATAGAAGATAAACAACAAATAAATGAATGTTCTTCATCTGTAAACAATGTAATTTCAGAACAAATATTAGTCATACTTACTTCTAAATTATTTAATCTATAAGCAATTGGGTTATCTTTATTAACATTATCCTTATACATTATATAAGGTTCTCCTGTTTCCATTCTAGATTTTAAGACAGTAGCCCACCTTTGCATTGATTCAGGATCTCTAGCTTCTAATTTTCTCATAAATGAATCACCTACAACAACACATTGGTGTAAATTTAAACACTGTCTATTAGGATCTCCTTTAGGTCTTCTAATTTGTAAAAATTCATCTATGTCTCCATGTTCAATATCTAAATTAACTGATGCTGCGCCTCTTCTAACATTACCTTGATTGGTAGCAATAATTGATGAATCATATATTTTTGCCCAAGGTACTACACCTTCAGATTTACCATTTCCTGCTATTTCAGTACCACGTTGTCTAATACGATTTAATGAAATACCTACACCCCCACCAGAAGCTGTTAGTTTCATTAATTCTGCATTAGTTAACCCAATACCACGTATTGAATCAGGTGTATCAACACCAAAACATGAAATAGGTAAACCACGATCAGTTCCCATATTTGATAAAACAGGTGAAGCTAAACCTAACCAACCATTCCACATTATTTTAAAAAATTTATTTGATAATTCTGGTTTTTTAAGTCTTGTAGCAGCAGCATTTGATACTCTTTTATACGCTGTTCTTACTGTTTCTCCGGGTAGTAAATAACCTTTTGAAATAGTTGCTAATGAAATTTCATCCATCCATTCTGGGTATTGCTTTCCAGCTTCCCAACTACTATAATCTACTTGTAATGCGTTATTTTCCATATCTTAAAATATTGCGTTAGCGTCCCAATCTTGAACACCTTTTGAATAATTAGTAACTCTATTTGCAAAGAAATCTGTATGTTGTTTTCCAGCTGATAAACTATCAAACCATTTCATTCTTTGTACTGCATCTTTATCTATTCCATTAACAATAGGTCCATATCCTAAATCACTCATTTTAGTATTTACTCTATGTTTAATAAAGGATACTAAATCATATTTAGGACATCCTTTTAAATCACCCATTTCATATACCTTATCAATAAAATCTAATTCTAATTTTAAAGATAATTGTGCTGCTTCTTCAATATCAGCTTGTAATTCAGGGGTATTAAATTCTGGATGTTCTTGCATTAATGTTCTAAATAACCAACAACCCGCATCTGAATGTAATGATTCATCTCTAATACTCCATTCTACTATTTGACCTACACCTTTAAGTTTATTATCTAATTTAAATGATAATAAAACAGCAAAAGAAGAAAATAAATTAACACCTTCTGTAAAAGCAGAAAATATAGCTAATGATTTAGCTCTTTCATGCCAATTAGGAGTTCCATCATGTGAATCTCTTACAGATGTTAAAGCTTCAATTTTAGCCATTGTAGCTTCATCTTCTAAAAATTCACTAAAATCATCTAAACCTAATTCTTCATTTAATAAAGAATATGCTTCAGCATGAATAGTTTCAAATGCCCCAAATGTTACAGCCATTTTAATTACTTCTGGTTTTCTAAACCATTTTGTAACTAGTGTTGACCAGTAATCATTTACTACTGTTTCTGTTTGAGCAAATCCCTTTAAGATAGTCCCAATAATATTTTTTTCTGTTTCTGATAAATTTTGCTTCCAATCATTAACATCAGACATCATAGGTACTTCTGTGTGAAGCCAATGTGCTTGTTGTTGTTGTAACCAATAATCAGATGCCTCTTGATATTCAAAAGGTTTATATACTATACGTTCTTTTAAAAGGGAAGTTTTTGCCATAATGAGTTTTTTTTATTTTATTGTTTTAAGTCGAAAAATTTAGATGAACTTGCAACCTTAGAAAGCATTTTCTTTTCAAACGGATCAAAATCACCTTGAATTCTATTTGAATTAGGTTCATCAGACTCATAATCATCAGGATTATAATCATGAACTTCAAAATGGCCTGTAGCTGTGTCAGCTTTTACACCAAATGTTAAGCCATCCATACCATATCTATTTTTCATAATATGAAACCTTCCAGTCCCATTTACCTTATCTTTTGCTTTTCTTGATAAAGATAGACAAAAATCTGTAATCATAATTTTATCATATGATCCAGCTGCTTTGTCTCCTTCAATCACATCATCTTTTGCACCCGCACGATTTACTTGAGAAACTGACCAAATTGGTACATCTAATTCTCTAGCAAGTCCTTTAGTGCTTGTATAAATATCATCAATTTCCCCCTTACGATCAGCAGTTCGTTTCTTTGTTGAAAGTAAGTCTACATAATCAATTATTATTAAATCAGCTTTTGTTCCTAAATCTTCTACTTTACGAATATGTGATTCAATTGTTGAAATTGTTGCTCGGCCTGTTGGAAATTCTTTAATAATTAATTGACCAGGAATTTCAGGAATAATTTCTTCTATTTTATCTCTATTTTGTAATACTTGATCTACTGGTATTTTACTAAAAAAGGCATCATATCTTCTCCCTACATACTGTTCACCTAATTCTAAAGTATAATGTAATACATTATAACCTGCTCTAACAGCAAATCCACCTAATGCTACTAGTGACCAAGATTTACCACCTCCTGGATTACCAAATATAAGGCCAAAATCTCCATTTCCGAGACCCCCTTGAAGTATGTCATTAATTCTTTCCCAAGGAGTTGCAACAACACTTCTTGCATCTTCTCTAAAACGGGATTCAATGTCTTTATTATATTCATGTCCTACATTTTTATCGTTACCTGCTTTTAATGCTGATTCTACTAAATATTTAATACCATCAAAATCCCCGGCTTTAAGTAAATCTACACTATTAAGCAATGCTTTTTTTAATTGTTGGTTTTTGCAAAAAGTAGAAAATTCTTCTTGCACATATTCTAAATCTTCATCAGATGCTAAATATGCTGCTTTTAATTGTTCTCTAACAGATAGTTTTAAAACTTCATTTTCAAGTTTAGTAATTTCAACCTTTAAAATATCCATTGAAGGTGTTGTATGATACTTATCATAATACCTAAGAATTTCTTTTATAACCCATTGATGAGCTTGATTATCAAAATATTCTTCACTTAAAATATCATGAATGTTTACTAAAAATTCTTTATGTGTTAATAATGAAGATAGTACTTTTATCTGAAAAGAAATACCATATGAATTTAAACTTGTAAGTGTCATATAACTGTTTTATTTATAACTTTAATTTTTCGAAAATATCTTTTACCCAAAACTCTACATTACGTATCATTCCTCCCAATTTGTCTTCATTATAAAATGCTACAAACTGCTCTGGAATATAATTATAATCATTAGTTTCTACAACCTGAGTTAAATATTTTTTATCATTCTCATCAAGCATAGGGTTTGATAAATCCATTATTTTATAATTTCTTTCTAAATCAGAAAAATGTTGAATGATACGAGCATATACAACATGATCTTTATATTTTTTTTCACAAATATCATACACATCATCTAATGTTAGGATTTTTTGGGTTATTTCAGGAAATTTTTTAAATAATCCCTTTTCACCTAACCCCTTAACACCTTTAACTTTATCTGAATTATCCCCTAGCAATGTTTTATGAATAATAAAATTTTGTGGGTGCATGTTATATTTTTCTCGTATAGTACCTTCAGTGTAAAATTCCTTTTCCATCGGGCGATATACAATAACATTTTCATTAACTAGTTGTAAAAAATCTTTATCAGAAGACACTATAAATACTTTATCTTCAGGTTTAGTTGGAATAATACTAGCCATATATGCAATAATATCATCAGCTTCTACTTTTGGTAATGATACTGTTTTTACTGGAAGTGTTTTTAGATATTGGATTATTCTTACCATTTGGTCTACTTTAGCATCATGCTCATCTTCTAAATCATCAAAAGCATCCCAATTAGTAATACGTTGAAGATCTCTACCAGATTTATACTCAGGAAGTAAATTTTTTCTAGCATTAGCTGATCCAGCTCCATCAAATACTACATAAACTTGTGTAGGTTGTACTCTACGAATTTCTGCTCCTAAAGATCTAAAAAAACCACCTAAACCCCCAATATGGACACCATCAGGATTAACCATATTCATCATTGCAAAGTTTCTAAAAAATAGATTTAACCCATCAATCATTAAAATTCTTTGACTTTCTACAGTTCCTTTCCCTTGCTCATCGAGATTATCGAGGAGGCTTAATAGCTCTTTCTGTTTCATTTGATTTGTTTTTATACCCGAAATATACGAAAGATATTCCGGGTATCAAAGTTTATTGTGGCTCGTCTGTATGAGAAGTTATATCAGTATAAGCTTGATCTTCTTCAGCAATTACAAAATCACCCCCACCTAATATTTTTTTCCATTCGTCTTTCATTTCTTCTTTATACTCTTTTAATGATTTATCATTGTCAAGTATAAAACCATGGGGTGTCATAACAATTTTACCTCTAGTAGTAACACCATTAATGTGGTTTTTATCAACTTGAAGATTTACTCTTTTAGCAAATTCAACTTGTTTACCATCTTTAATAGCCTTAATTTTAGAAGTTCCAGCTGACATAACATTACCGAATGTAACTACAAATGTAGAATCAAACCACATAGCATAACCACCTTTATTCATTAATTTTGGTTTACCCATTGGTGATTCTGCTTTTAATGTCCACACTTTATTAATAGCAACTAATGTGTTAGTATAAGGTGATGATTCTTTACGTGATAATACTATACGTTGATTTACACTATTACCAAATTGAGTAGACATTGCACCTGCATTCCATTCATTATTATTTTTATTTGATTTAAGTGACATTTCACAAGGTACTGAGCCAATTGAATCCCATAAGAATAATAAATCATAAGGTAAATTACCTTTCTTTTGCTCATCAATTAAATCTAAAATAAAACCAGAAACATCTTCAATAGAATTAATAGTTTCTCTATCTACATAAACAAAATTACCTGTATAATCTAAAACTTCACCAGTATCTTCATCAACAACTTCATCTACTTCTAATCCCATTTGGATAGCATGCTCCCAATTCCATTTCATTTCTGTGATAATGAATACAGGAAGAACTTTACGTTTTTGAGCTGACACAGCTGCTTCTAAAAGAGCTGTTGTTTTACCTGTATCTGAATGACCTCTAAGTAAAACAATATGTCCCATAGGAATACCTGGAACTGATGTAATCTCTTGGTATGCTTCAGAAAGTGGAATCCATTCTTGTTCTTTAAATTTAGCTTTTGATGTTAGTCCTTTTTTAGATTTAAAACTTTCTAAATTAAAATTTGCTTTAATTTCTGAGGAGACTGCCTCCGATAGTGATTTTTTCTTTCTCGCCATGTATTTTATTTATTAAAATGGTAAATCGTCAGATTTCTTATCATCAGAAAATAAATCATCAAATTGTTGTCCTTTTGATTTTTTAGATGCTGATGTATCTAATGAATAGTTTGATGTTTTATCACTATCAAATGGTACAGCTGGTTCTGATGAAATTGAACCTTCTTCATCCCCACCTTCTGGTGAAATAAATTCTTGTAATGAAGCTTTCATATCATCATAAGAAAGTGGTTTAAATACTTTCATTGGGTCAGCTTGATCATTTAGCAATGTTTCAACAACTTTTTCATCATCAGATAATGTTGATGTTTTTAAAGATGGTCCAATAGATGTTTTATTATAAGGTGTTCCTGTTACTTCAGGTCCTACAGTAGATAATTTAATATCTCTACCTCCTACAATATCAGTGTAATCACCAATTTCTTCATCAGCCGCCATATTTAAAAATTCTTGATAAACTTCTTTACCAAATTGCCATAGCTTAACACCTTCAGCTTCTTGTCCTCTTACTACAACTGGTGCAAATATACGAGTTTTAGGATCTAACTTTTTAGCTAATCTCCAATTTTCTCTATCATTTGTTTGACGTAGTTGTTTTGCAAAATCCATAATTGGATCTTTTTCTCCCCAATTAGATGGTGAAGCCATTACTCTTTTACTACCAATTCCGTAATAAAATTTCATTTCTGTAAAAGGGAATTTTTTGTTGTATTTGTTAGGAACAACTCTTACGACTTGTTTACCTACTGAAGGTTTCCAAAATAATTGTTTAGATTGACCACCTGTGTTGTTTTGCGCCTGTTTCTGAAAATCATTAAGGCGTTGTTTAATTGCATTTAAATCCATGTTTTATAACTTTTTTATTTAATAACTATATTAATATACGAACTGCTATCCAAACTACCAAACTATAGTTCAATAATCTTGAATATTTTTGTTTTTAGTTGCTTTAACTCATCATGTTGAGTTAGGAGAACTGTATTCCTATAATGTTGCCAATCAATAGGAAATTTAGTATCAACTACTCCCCCATTTAACTTTTTAATTAATTCATTTAAAGCATTAATTGTGTATAATGTATTAGTATCTTTTTTACGATGTACCATAATTGTATTTGCTGGTAAGCCTTCAGTATTACCTTGCTCTATATTGTAGGTACAAACATATTCGTCATTGCTTTTTATATGCAATACAAATATTTTTTTATATAGAATTGAATAAGTTGTAGATATACGTTCTAGTAATTCATCTAACCCTTCAAGTGTTGTAAAAGTACAAAATAATTTGTTATTCAAATCTGTAAAATTTAAGTTATTCAACTCCTGAAAGTCGTCTACAGTATACATATTAGCATATTTATTTGAAATTGTAAGTGTCTCCATAATTAGTTTTTATTTGTAACTTCTTTTTATTAAATACTTCTTCTATTTTATTTAAAATTTCTTTTTCATTACTATCAAAATCAAACAAAAACGAATCGTAAGTATAAAGTACTAACTTTGTTTGCGTGTTTTTTAGCAATTTTAATATCTCCCATAATATACAGACGTTATATGATGTCTCCAAGTTTTGTAGTAGATAATTTAATAGTTTTTGGGGTTTCATATCTTCTAATTCATCTCTAAAGAAAATATGCTTAGAAATAGGACATTCAATGTAGCCTTCATTTTGAAAATGAGCCCACAACTCATCAGTATATACTTGAACTTTTTTAAAAAATTCCAGATCTTTATATTGATCAAATACTCCTCCGTATAGTTGTTTAAATGTTAATTCTTTTGCTTTTTTGTAATCAACTCCATACATTTCCGCAAAGGCCATGTGAATGTCTTTACCACCAAAATCATAATCGACCAACTTAGCCAAAAGAGTAGGATGATAAGCCCCAATGTCAAACTCAATAAAAGTGTTATTACGAGGGATAAAAGAGTTTCTGCTCCCGTTGTCTTTGTTAAGCGCGGCATAATTTACTCCTTTAAATTTATTGCTTGGTCTTCCTGTAAGGGTTTTAAAGTTGTATTGCGTGTAGGTGATGTCTCCATCGATAGCGTGAAAGTGCGATTCAAATTCTTCTCTATTAATTCGTATTCCACTTCGCTCCAAGGCGTTGAATACCACTGTAGTTTTTGTGTTGTTAAATTCATTGATTGGTATATTTATTTTATCTTTTAATTCATTATATAAATTTTCACAATACTCATAGTGTTTAACAATTGGTATTATTTTATTTACATCTTTTTTCTCCTCCATTTTACTATAAAAGTAGGAGTGGGTTTGTGTCCATTGTTGTATATACGTATGAGAGTTTAGTGTTATGTCATAAAGAGTTTTTAGTGGAAAATAATGTAAAAATTCCTTTTTATCACGTACATATAGTTTATTATATTTGTTTAATACGTGTTTAACGTTGTTTATATCAACAGTTAATGTTTCTCCATGTGATATGGGGATAATATATCCCTTAGTCGCTAATAACGGACGAATATAAATGGCACATACTTCGTTTTTTGTAGGATGAATTCTATTATTATATGGAATAATCTCTACAAATGCCTCTTTATAACTACTTTGATAAAACGTCTTTAATTGCTCTTTAGACTCAACTAACCAAAACATAACTTTTATTTTGGATTAATATAAGAAACTAAATTAATTAAACCAAATTATAAGTAAAATTTTGTAAAATTAAATTTTAAAAAACTAGCTAAACCTATTTTTCCGTTTTTTCTTTCTTGAATAAGAATTATATTGTTATTTGTTTTTCTCACTTCTTCTTCATTACCTGTTATAGTCCATTGAATTTTAAAACATTTATAGGGTTGCCATAAATACTCAGCATCTTTCTTTTTTAATTTATCGTATGTTTTTTTATTTAATTCTAAATAAATTGGTTGATTAACTTTTACACAAAAATATCTAGTAAATACCCCTAACTCATAATCATCTATAGTTGGGGTTGGGTATGATTGGTTAGGTAATAATAATCTTGTTGATTGATCTAAATTAATTTTTTGAAGTTTAGCATAATCTACTACCATACCTTCATCATATCCTGGAGTATCTAAACTATTAAATATAGTTGGAAAATCTCCATATGCTATTTGACTTTGAAGAGCATCTGGTTCAAATGTTGTTGCTGTGTCTTCTACTTCTACTAATTCAACATTAGGTGGATTATTTGGTGTTTTACCTGAAAAATACTTTCCATCAAATTGTTTATAGTAAAATCCCCTATAAAACTCTTGAGTTTCTTTAATCATTAGCTTATTATCGCTAGTGTATTGATTAGTTAATATTCTATTCTTTGGTATATACATCTTATGCTGTTTCTGGGGCTCTAAATATTAAAATATCCCAATTATCACTTTTTCTTTGTTTATACACCATATCAGTGTTGTAATTAGTTTGTGTTGAGGTTGACCATCCTGAGGTGTTTATATTACCTACGTAAATTTGAGCATGCCCATATACATAATGTGAATTACTTCCAGATGATGGTTTATCATTAGCATAGTAAACTACTACATCACCATAACCCCAAGTTGTATTAGCTACTGTATCTATACATTCTTTACGTGATATACCTGTTGTTTTTGTTTGATTATACCCTAATTTAGTTAAATTATTAAAGAATTCGTTATTTTGGTTAGCATTACCTCCAGCTGCTAATTTACTTCCTATATCAGCTTGTTCATTAGCTAAAAATTTAGAATATGCTCTTGCTAAGTTATATGTCCATTGAGCACACATACCACTAACAGCACCATCTCTTTGGAATACAGCATTATATGCTTTTTGCATTGCATCAAACCTTTCAATTGCTTCGGGATTTAAGGATTCTGGTGGGTCAACTATTGATTTAGGTGGCAGTGGTTTTGAAGTACCGCTAACATAGTTTTGAGTTGTTTTTAATGATTTTTGTTCTGTAGGTCTTTTTACTGCGCCCTTACTAGTATTCTTAGGGATTGATAATGTATCTAATTTAGTTATCCAAGCATTAGAATCAATACTATGGTTTACTCCTGTTACTTGTAAATCTACATTGTCATCTTGATAAGATGGTGGTAAAATATCATTAGTAATTAAAAACTTTTGATATAATTTAATTCCTGATATTCCATCCATTTCTAATTTTAAATTAAAGGGTAAAAAGAAGGGTGCATCTAATTGTGCTGCTTCTGCTGCTGTAGCATCTGTTAATATTCCTAATAATAATTTAGCATGGGTTTGATTATGTGATGTTAATGCTGAAACATTTTCATCAATAAATTTTAAATTATTATACACATTTGAAAATAAACGAACATTTTCATCTGATTCATTGTAAATATTATAATAAAAATTTTCTACAGCTTTTTCTTGGGAAGTTGTTTCTTTACCTCCTGTTTCTTCATTTGAAACTGATGAGATTTTTTCTTCAATAATTCTATCTTTTAACCCAGCACTATAATTTGAAAAAGAAGTTGCATTTGCTGATATTTGATTTGAATTTGCTTGAGCCCCTATTGAAATCATAGTAGCAAAATCATTAGACAAATCTGCTGTTAAGTTTATGTTTCTAATAAAACTACCATCTACACCGGGTTTTACTCCAAATACATTAAATCTTGTAAATTCTGTATTTGCTGGAGGGTTTGAAAATCTTTGTGGTATTTCTTCTATAAATTGAATTTTTAAACCATCTTGAGATAATTTACAATCAAATTTATTAACACCCCCTAAAGCTTCAATTATACCCTTATTTAGAGACTTAAGAAAATCTAATAAATAAATATCACCTTCATCATCTTGGGGTTGGGATGTAAAGGTTGATTCTATATACTCAGTATTAACCATTATATTAGCTAGTGTTCCTAAATATGGATTCTCGCTTTGGTAAGGATATGAAACTTTATTTAATAATTCATTTAAATCTGTTGATGGGATTGATATTAAAGGTTCAGCACAATTAGTATAAGGTATTAAACACACTTTAGGGTTACCTGAAAACTGTCCTGGGAATGTTAGTATAACATTTTCATCTTTAGTAAGATCATCAAGATTCATATCAAAACTAACAATTGGTGTTTTAGTTTTTTTATTATAAAGTAATAATTTAGATTGAATATAAGCCATTAATGCCCCATATTTCATATAAACTTGAGGAGTTAAGTTATTTTTTTCATCTGTTGCTTCTACAGGTATGGCTAATAAGGCATTTGGATATAGTGGTGTTTTTATATTTCCTGAAGGATCATATAAAGAATCTACACCATAATCTAAAAGTGTTGGTTTCCCATCTACAACTCCTTGTGATGCTAGATCATATATGTTAACTAATTCTGTGTTTAACAATGATTTAAATTTATTAGCAATTAGTGGTGGGTTTGGATTTTCATCTTCTGTTTCTTCACCTTCACTAGTTGTATCTTTATTAGGGTTTGCTATATTCATTTTTAAAGACTCAATAACATCCCCTACTGATGTTAAATTAACTTGACAATCGTAACTTCCATCAGGGTTAAATTGCCAATTAAATTTTGTTATTTTACCAAATACAGCATCATAGTTGTACTTATGTTTAGTTTTTTCTTCATCTATTTTTGTATATAAATCATACTGACTAATATCTCCCTTAAGTAAGGAACTTAAAGGACCTGAATAGAATTGATCCATTGACACTAGCTCATCATTATTATTTAAATATTGACTCCACCCAAATTCTAATAATAAAGTATAGCCTGGTCTTAGATATAAAACATCTAATAATTGAAATTGGGCTTTTGAAAAACATTTAATATTAATTGTTGTTTTGCTTAAAGCACCGTTATTATAAAATGTAATATCTGCATTAGTAATACCAGGCATGGGAACATATCCTCTTTCTGATATACCACCCCAACCATAAGCCCCATTAAAGGGTGATTTAACATCATTTAAACCTTTTTGTAACCCTGAATAACTATCTTCCCCTGTTGATGATACTACACCACCTTGTAATATAAAATTTCTCGCTAACTTATCATCTGATATTTGTTCTGCTGTTAAACCTTGATTTATTAATTTTTGATAAACTGAAACATTTAAGGCAGCTCCATCAGTACCTTTATCAGTTACATTTACTGAACTTGCTAGTCTTACAAATGGGGTTTTATTAGTATAAGATTTAAGATATTTTTCATCAATATTATTATATTGACCCAAAGCTTTTTGCCTTGTTTCTATTTGTAATTTTACATCTGGGTTAAATGGTAATCCTAAAAAATTCATTTGGATTATTGATTTAATAAATTATAACTGTCTACTATTTGTTGTATATTAACTGGTATTCTAATTTGTGATCCTTCTGTTAAAAATAAAGAACCCATATTTACTATGTTAGGGTTTGCTATTGCTATTATCCAATATAATGTAACATCTTGATAAAATTGATTTGCTAATAAATCTAACCTATCACCAAATTCTGTTTCAACCCAAATATCATTTTCATTAGGTAATACTTCAGGATAAGTAACATCTTTATAATATTGAGTACCAAGAGTTCCTACATACTCATTTTCATTTCTTAATTTTTCTATGTTAGCGTATCTATTCATTCTTTACTCCCCTGGAATGTTATTAACTTGATTATTATCTCCATCACCTGTTGCTAGATATTCTCTATAAGCTGTAGCATAATTACCTCTTGAATTAGGAGCATTTGCTAATGCTATAAATCTAGAATCTGGGTTATTAGCATTATTTGGTTTTTGTGGTAGGAATGTATGAATAGGAGTGAACGAAAACCCGCTTACTTTAACCATATGTGGAAGTTCTTTAACTGATGAATCAACCCCACCTTCAGCATTTATAGCTATCTCCCAAGGTGCTTCTTGAGGAACATCATAAGTTAAACTAGTTATAAATCCTGGTTGTTCATATAAATAGCCCCCTATTGTTAATCTTACTAAATTACCTCTCATAAACCCAGCTTGAGTATAATCAGGAGCTAAAGTAGATGCTAAATAATTTAATTTTTTATGCATTGGAATTAACTCTGCTTTTGATTGAGCAAAGCAAGTAAACCCTAAATTTACAGTTCTACCAAATCCTCCATAATTATATAAAGTGTCACCTCTACCTACATAATTAACATTATTCCAAGTAGATGTATATGAATCACTAAAAGAGTCAATATGAGCTCTAAAATGCATATAAACTGCTTCTCTATTAGCACCATCATTATTAATTGCAGCTATTCTAAATTTAACTAAATCGTTTATAGCTAAATCAGTATTCGGTCCTGCACTTGTATACATGGGTTGAGCAGTAATTTTATCTAATGCTGTTAATTCATTTGCTGCTATACCATAATCCCAAACGTTTTTATTTCCTTCATCTGTATTACTTCTTCCTGGTTGACCCATGTTGAGTCTTCTATCCATGTTTTTAACTTGATAATCTGGTGATAAAGACAACATTGTTGAGCTTTGATTGCCTCCTGTTCCATCTGCATTTTTAGCTGCAGCACTACCTTCATTTGGACCTGTGTATAATTCTTTTCTAAAATCTTGTGGATAAAGAATTGGATCTCCTTTACTTACATTTTCTTTATTTTGTAATTGGTTTAAATTGTATGTGAGAGATCTAAAACCACCAATACCTACCAAATCACCATTATATAAAACTTTAGGATCAGTTAATAATTCATCACTAGTATCATAATCATAAGAAAATACTGCGTTATTGCTAGTTTGAATTAATCGTGCCCCACCTGAACCTGCATATGATGGTTGTCCAACAGCTGAAATATAATCTCCACCCATTGAATTTTGAAGCATTACTTTTCCTATAGGAGAAGATTGATTTAAACCTAAAGCTGCAAGAAATTTATCTGTAGCTTTTAATGAATTAATACTTAAAGGAGTTAATCCTAAGTTTTCTAAACCATCAGCTGCATCTGCTTGATAACCTTGGTAACCTACTTGGTATGCTTTATTTAAAATACCTGCTCCTTTTGCATTTGCAGCCCCTGTTCTTTGATCTGCAAATTTAATATCTGTTCTACCTATCCCTAAAACAGCTCCTGGACCTCCACTGTAAGAAAAAATATTTTGATCATTACTTGTACCTTGTTCTTTTGCTCTCTTATTAACAATTACTAACCTATTTCCAGCAGATTCTTCATTAAATGCTTTAGTAGCAGCTGTGTATGTATTTATTCCTAAATTTCCACCAAATAATGATCCTTCTACAACTCCACTTATAGGTGAAAATGGATCTATACCAAAAAGATTAGGGTGAAATCCTAATCCATTGCCTAAAGCAGCTGCTAAAGTACTTACAGGAGTATAAACTCCTTGATTTATATTACCTCCTCCTGTTATTTTTAACCCTTCATCTGAAGGATCAAAAAAATAAGAATCTATTCCACCCCCAGCATATCCTAAACCATAAGATGCTGGTGTTTTAACTGATGTCCTTGATAATAAATTTTGTTTTGCTAGAAATTTTACTCCTGAAGCTCCATCTATCATGTATTTCCCTAATCTAGCTACATCATCTAATGCATTAGATACAGATTTTAACCCACCCCTAATTATAAAATCAGGACCTGATCTTACTGGGAGGTCATCATTACTTAGTCCATCGGGAATATCAGTAGTAATATAAGGTTGATTGCTGTCACCCCCACCACGTTCATCTCTTCCCCAAGACAAGGATTTTAAATCTGTCTGGAAATTAATTAAAGGCATACTTTTTATTTAAAATGAAGCTCCTTCTGGTGTATTATTTTTAAATCTGTTTACTGGTTCTTGATAAGCTCTTGCTGATTCACCTAATTGTGAAACTGCAGGTACATTATATCCTGTAGCTCCTGCTCCAAAATTATCATAAGCTAGATTTGCTGTAGCTGGGTCTCCTTGATTTGAATATTGGTTGTGAAGAGTACCATTAGGATCATTAACACTAGCTTGTGGTTGAGGACTAGCTGGTGATACAGGGTAACCTAAAGCTGAACCATCAGTATCAAATTGTTTTTTTATTGAATTTGCCATAATTTTAATTATTAATTGTTTTATTATAAATATTAACCTATTCTAGAAGTCGCTAAAGCCATTGATCTACCTGCTTTGGCCCCATCAATAAATACATCTCCACCTTCTTTAACAGCTGATATTAATTCTTTTAATAAAGTAGTAACTTCATTATTATTACTACCTCCTCCAAGATTAGTACCTCCTATTAATAAATCATCTTTATTAAATTTTATAGGAGCTTGACCTGGTCTTAAAATAAAGTCATTTACTTTTGTGGCTTCATCAGCTGATGGGGATACTTCTATTCCTTTTTCTTTTGCAATTTCATTTAATCTTTCCGCTTGTCCTTCTTTATATGAATCAGCAACTTCAACTGCAAATAATGAGGAAACTCCTCCAATTAAACCACCTACTACAGCTCCAATAGCTGTACCTACTCCAGGAATAATAGAACCAATAGCAGCTCCTGTTAAAGCTGCACCTGCTACTACTCCAGCTTTTTCAACCCCTGTAACTTGATCAGAGGCACTTTCTGCTATATTTAATTCTTTTTGGCTAACTGAAGATGGATCTGCTTTTGCTTTATCTTGTAATTCTTTTTGTATCCTTTTTGCTTCTCCTTCTTCTACAAAACCTGAAAATAATGAACTATCAACTAAACCTGCTAAACCATCAGCTAGTTTATCTAAAACACCACCATCAACTAATCTTGAAAATGCATCTTTAGCTTTTTCAAGTGCTTTATTAAATTTTTGAGTAGCATCTTCTTCTTGTTTTCTAGCATAAATCTGTTCACCTAAAAGATCCCTTAATTCTTCTTCTGATTTTCCTGCTTTTTGGGCTGCAATTCTTATTTCAGCTAAAGATGCTGTTTTAATATCAAATTCTTCTGAAAGTAAGGACATTCCATCCTTTCTTAATTTATTTTGTATTTCTAAATTTTTCTTAGCTAATGCATCGTTTTTGGATTGTGTTTCGTACATATCCGCTAACTCATTAACTTCCATTCCAACAGCTTTAGCTAAAGCTTGACGTTGGATTATATTCATTGCTAAGAAATCTTCTTGGCTACCAGCTTGTGCTGAAATTTCTTTCATTAGGGTTTCAGTATCACCCATTAATGCTGCTTCTCTAGCTCTTTCTAAATTTAACTGCTTTCCAGTTAATAATTCAGCTGCCATTTCATTTTCAATAGAAGATTGGAAATCTAATAAATTTCCAGATATCCCTTCCATTTGAGACATATTTAAACCTAATAATTTAGCTTGAAATACTGCTTTTGCTATTGCTTCAGTACTACCACCAAAATTAGCTCTCATATTTCCTGATATACTCGCTGCCTCTTCAATAACTTTATTTAAATCTAATTGTAAACCTGATTGAGCTGACATTACCCCTAAGGTACCAAACATAGATTTATTCATTTCCTCTAAAGGTACACCAGTTTTAGTAGATTCTAAAAATAATTGTTTTGATGCTTTTGCGCTTAAACCAAAATTTACTTGCATTCTAGCAACTTCAGCTACATTCATAGCTGTTTGTTTACCAAAATCTGAAGCTAAGTTTAATTGCATTCCTAGCTCTTCATTTATACTACTTAAGGCTTTTTGATATGCACTAGCTGATATAGTTACATTACCTTGTGCTTTTTGAACTTCATTAAATTCTCCAACTATACCTGGTATTGTTGTTGAATATAATTCTTGAGCTGCTTCTCTAGATATTAACATATTTCTAGACATATCAGCTGTAGCTTTAGAAGCACCCACCATAGCATCAAAGAAGAATTTTGCTACTTTTACTATAGCTGTGAATATAGCTAAAGGGCCCATTGCTTTTGCAATCACAGGACCTAATGATTTAAACCCTGCTTTAAAAGCTGACATTGATTTTACTGGGAGTTTACCTACTTTGACTTGTTTAGCATTTAAACCTGTTTTCTTTAAAGCTTTTTCTATACCAACTCCATCTTTTCTTAACTTTTTAAAATCACCGAGTTTTTGATTAACAAGTTTATTATCTATTTTTTGTTGTTTTGAAATTCCTTTAGTACTTCCAAAAGTTTCTTTATTATATTGGGATTGTTCTCTAGCTGCTTCAGCAGCTCCTTCAAAGGGTTTTGAAAAATCTTTAATTCCTAAAAGTTTAGAAAGTTGACCTGCTGCTCCTGCTAAACCACTAAATGATTTAACCCCAAAATTATTACCAATCTCTTCAGATTCTGCATTTATGTTTTCTAAATCTGATTTTAAAGATTGTGCTTGTTTAACTTGCATCCCAATAGAGATAGCAATATCATTATTTACTTTTCCTCCTTCAGTATATAATTTATTTTGTTGAGCTGTAAGTAATTGTATTTTTTTATCTAAATCTGCTTGTAATCCTGTTATTTTAACATTAGTTTTAGATAAACCTAGTTCTTCTTTACTTATAGTAAAAGTTTCTTCGGATATTTTAGAAATGTCCTTAGATAGTTTTTTAATGAGTCTTTGCTCATTAACTTGGAATTTCATTTCTTTTACTTGATCCTCAATAACATTAGCTATATCTTGCTGATCATTTAAATTTTCTGCTGATATTCCTCTTCTTCTTTGGAGAAGCTCTACTAACTCCTCTTCAAAAGACTTAGTTTTTTGGACTTCTGAATTTAAATCTTTTTGATTTTGGACATCTTGTTTACTAGCACTCATTCAATAATGATTTTATTATAAATATTAGAAAATGTTATTTCTTTGATATTTTAGTACTATAGTTAGGAGTTGGTCTTTTTAAACTTTTAGATGTGGGGGGATTAAAACCTTTTTTAGGTATATTTGGTTTACTAGGAGAATTTAAATCTATATTAGTTCCTTTACCTTGAGATGCTTTTTTATTAGCTTCAGCTTCTGCATCATACCATTCTTTTATTTTATTAAATGAAAATTTACGTAACCATATAGGCATATTATAAACAGTATCATAATCATAGCCTCCTTTACCATGAAATACTACTTCATGTATATGATTAAATACTGATGCTCTATAACGTTGGACCTCTTTTAGAGATCCGGCCAAAAAAAACCTAGAGAAATTGGAATTTCAATTTTATCACCATCTTCTGTAGTATAGGTCAAATCAATATTAGGTGAAAGATCTTTAATATAATTTCTTAATGCTCTAGAGTCTTGAGCTAATATTTGATTTTCAACAAATGATTTAATATTTGATTTATCATCATCACCACTAATAGATACAATTTGGTGTTTTAACCTAGTAGTAACTTCACCACCACCTAAATTTTTATATTTATTTAAGGCTTTAAGTTCATTAGCAATTTTATCTTCATCTTTTTCTGTTAAAATTTTGAATTTAATTTCAACTCCTGATTTAGGAAAAGTAAAACTTAATAAACCGTCTTCATCTGTCAAACTTTCATCAAACGGTAAAGAATCTATAGTTGATAAATCAACAGTATAATCTTTATCTTTAATTGTAAACTTATATTCAGAACCATAACCTAATACTCTAGCAGCTAAAAACATTGCATTTTTATCTCCAGTACATACATCTTTAGTATCAAATTTTTTCATAGTTAATGCCTCCATTAACTTTTCTAATACATTTCCTTTAGATATTAAATTTTGATTTGTTAATATATCCTCCTCTTTAGCAGTCATATATTTTATTTCAACTTTTCCGCTACGTAATGGGTGATCTTTAGGATAGATTAGTCCTTTTGATGGTAAATCTACAGTTTCTGTGGGGAATTTAAATTCTTCCATATAAATTTTATTTAGTTATAACTTAATTGTACGTTTATACATATCAATATAAAAAAAAGCTTGACCGAAGCCAAGCTATTTTTAAAAATATGTTGAATTTTTTTAGAAATTCAATACGCAGTAATCCATTCCGATTGTTAAATCGATGTTTTGAGCTTCACCATCAGTGTCCCAGTTCATGTCTGCAAATGATCCATCTTTAATAAATGCACCTTTTATAATCCATTCTGATACTACATCACCTACTGGTCCTAGTACATCAATTGTTAAATCTTTCTTATAGAAATCAGAGTAACCAGCTCTACCTGTTACTGATTCATAATGTAATCTAACCCATTCCATTACTGCCTGAGCACCTGAAGGAGTAATTGGATCAAATAATTGCATTGTGATGTCATTCCATCTCAATTTACCTTTTACTTTTCTATAAGTGTTAATATGATTTAATACTATTTCGTCCTGTGCAAATCCTAATCCACTTATACCTTTAATAATATATGATGGGATACCGTCGACGTACATTACAAACCTATTTGCTACTTTGGGCTCAAAAGCTGTGAAAAATATTTCGTTTGGGTCTAATACTGCCATTTTGTGTTTTTATTTAATTTTTTTATTCAGTTATAAATATTATATTCTCTAATTCTTATGCAGGGAATTCAGCTCCTGTTGGAAGAATGTTGAAATCTAGGTAAATGAATTCTGCCGTTTTAGTAGGTTGTATGTATATAGCACCTCTTAATTCGTTTCTATCAATTACCTCAGGTCCATTATTTGAATCATTCATAACAACTTTAAACGCGTATAAACCTTGTCTTTGTTGTACTGACTCTAGATATGGATTAACTTGTCCTAAAAATACATTTCTGGTAGCTGCTGTATTTTGTTCAAATACTAAATTATCAGATATTTGTGAAATATAATTTTTAAGTGCAATTAACAATCTTCTAACATTTACTCTATCTAAAGCACTTGCTTGAGTTTGTAGAGTTTTCTGTCCAAATACTACAACTCCTCTTCCTGGGAATGTTGCTATTGGATTTACTTTACCTACATATAGAGTATCTCTGTTTGCTTGAGTTAATTTTCTTTCTGCTTGAACTACTTGACCTAATCCACCTCTGTTTATACCTGCTGGTGCGAACCATGCTTCTGCTGTTCTATCATTAGCTGCATAAACTCCTGGGATTAATGTTCCTGCTGGTACCCAAACTCTTTGTGCTGAATCTGGATCTGTTACCATACACCATGGCCAATATGACGCTGCGTATGATGTGTCTTTTGATGCTGCTGTTCCAACAATTGCTGTTATAGATGAATCATATAATTCAAGATCTAATATTACAATATTATCTCCTCTATTTTCAGTATTTGAAACTAAAGAATTTAATGGTGTTGAGAATGCAGATTGAACTAATCCTGGGGCTGATATAATATTATATTTGTAATCATCTTTATTAGCTAATAAATTAATTGCATCCGTGTAATTTCCACCTAATAATCCTTGAGAATCAAGAGCTGAAATTTTATCATAATATAATCCTTTTCCAGTTAATATTGATCCTTGAGCATCTCCAAATGCACCCGATGCTGCTACTGGAATAGAAGCTGTAAATTGTGATTTTGCAGTTCCTGAATTGTCAAAATAATTTGGGGTTTTGTAATGTACTTCTTTTACTCTTAAATATCTTGAAGCGTTTGGATAAGATCCTGTTGTTTGTAAATATGGATCAGCTGTTCCTGCTCCTCTTAATACTTGTGTTTGATCACCAATTATTCTTGAAATGTAATTTGGTGAAGTTGGATCTAATGATACATTATTAAAACTTTCAAGAACTGATTTTGCTCTTGTTGTATCATTACCTTGTCTTACTATTACACTAAATGTACCAGATGAAGTATTTGGTGATGAAATTTCCCATCTTAAATTATCTCTAGTTCCATTTGTTAAAGCACCTTGAGAATTTAAAGCTCCTGCACTATTCATAATAGTACCTTGACCTATTGATTCTAATGTGAAAGCATTTGCATCTGTAATATCAGCATCTACTAATGTAAATGTTAAAGCTGTATCTGCATTACCAATATTTGCTGCAGCTACTGTAAGTACGTCACCTACTGCGTATCCTGATGCTGCTGTATTTGCTACAATAGCTGTTGGAACTGCTGTTAAATCTGCATTTACAATTGTTAATATAAGATCTGTACCACCACTTGTTGTAGCACCTAATGATCCAGATGCTATAATTAATGTATCTCCTGCAACATATCCTGAACCTGTATTTGCTACTGTAGCTGAAGTGATTGATGTAGGGCTTGCTACTATAACTGTAGCTGTACCACCTGTACCAGTACCTGAACCACTTGTTAAAGCTACTGTATAAGAAGCTGCTACCATTCCTGCACCTGGAGTTGATTCTGCTAATACTGCACTTTGGCTAAATTGACCACTACCTGATGATAATGTTACATTAACTTTTAATCCTGATGATGAACCGCCTGTTGCATCTACGTCATCGAATTGTCCTGCTGTTGCTCCTAAAGCACCACCAATTCCAGTTCCTGCATTATATGAACCAAATAAATTAGCTGAAGCTGGTATATCACCGCTTTCTTGATCATTAAATATTGTTGATGAAGTTGCTGCTGTAAATGAACCAGAAGCTACTCTAGTAACAATTAAAGAAGTACCTCCATTTTGGAAATAGTTGTAAGCTGAAATAGATGTTAGGAATGTATATTCACTAGTATCATTTGCTGAACCACTTTCAAAGGTAGTACCAAAATTAGCTTGATACTCACTATAAGTAGTAATAAGCTTTGGAATATTTACTTGACCTTTTACTGTAGGTCCAATTATCGCTGCACCAGCTTGTATCGGTTGAGAAGTTATTTGAGATTGATCATTCTCTCTTGCTAATACTCCCGGGGAAATTAATGTTTCTGCCATGTTGTTTAATTGTTATATTTTGATAATAAATATATGAGCTTTTGTCAAAAATTTAATTATTAGGGGAAAATTCACCAGTATCTAAAGAAATTGTTCCTTTGCCATATTTCTCTTCTAATTCTTTAGCTACTACGAGTTCTTCTTTTCTTAAATCAACTAAACTCACTTTTAATTCTTCTTTTTGAGCTTGAAGTTGCATTATTTGCACCTCTATAGCTCCTGTTGTTTCTACTATTTGGTTAAATTTAATTTTTAAATCACTAACCTTTTTAATTTCTTCTTCTGTTAATTTTGTCATATTATACGTATTAAAACTTATTGTTAAAAACTATTATTATTATTCTGGTTGTTGAGGAATAAGTGTTATTTCAATTGTTCCCCCAACTGATAAACCAGCACCATTAAATGCATGTCCAGTACCATCATTAACTAATCTTACTGAAATTCCTGCTGAAGTTCCGTTATTTGTTAAATAACTAACATCACCACCACCAAATAAGTTAGGTGTTTGATTAACTAGTGTAATTGATCCTGATGGATTTGTTCCTATATTCATAGCTCCTCCACCAACACCCAAACAATGGAAACCAAATACAGCTGTTGATTGTAATTGAGCAATTCTACTTGATGGAGTAGCAAAATCTTCTCCTCTTTCTGCACATAATAAATTTACATTCATCTGGCAAGCATAATTCGTATCGTTTCTTAGCTTAGGTATTGGGTGAAGCCCAGCATCAGCTAATGGGGTATATAAAAATATAGCTTCACTTGTACTTGTAACATTTTTATTTTGAATAAAAAACTTAGCTGTTTGAATTGCATTTACAACATTGTTTTCTAAATCTAAACCATTACCAGCTGCAAAGTAACTTCCTGTTGGTGTAGTTATAGCACTTTGAGCATAAACACTACCACTATAAACATGAAGATCATTTGAAGATGAAACTGCTACTTTTGCATTAGCTGCTGATGTGCCACCTACAGCAAATGCAACCCTAGCTGCTCCACTTGTTGATTCATTAGATACATAAGTATCACCTGCAAAATCAAATCTTGTTTGAGTTGCAGATCTAAAAGCTGTATTAGTACCATCATGAACTTCTAAACCTGTAGATGTTGAAGATCCTGATATATATGCCCCTTCATTAGTAGTTGCAAATCTTCTTACATTATTATAAAATAATTGAACATCAGTATTTTCATTTGCAATTAAAAGAGTTTCATCATTATTCATATTTTTTAATATGAATTGATCTGTTTGCCATTGTGTTTTAGCTCCATCCGCACTTTGTGTAAAGAAAAATGTATCACCATCATTATACATTGCAGCTGATCCTAAAGCACCTACAGCATCATTAAAGTGTAAACTACCTGTTATTTTTGTTGTGTTTGATGTTGACTTTCCTAATTCTGCATTGTTTAATGCGAAAAAATTTCCTGTAAGAATATCCCCAGATGCCGTTATATTATTTCTTACCTCAAGATTTCCAACAATTATTGCACTTTCAGATGCTGTTATACTACTTACATCAATTGAAGTAGCATCTACTTCTCCTGTTACTATAATTCCATTAGTGCTTGTAGCTAATTTAGTAGCTTCATTATATTTTAATATTACATTTCCACCTCCACCAGCTGATGCTGTAAAGTTAGATTGTGAAATTGCTGATACATTATCTGTCAATACTAAATCACCTCCTAAAGATACTTTAGAATTGGCTGTAGTTGATAATGAACCTGATATTGTTATAGCGTAATCACCTACTCCTGTAAATGCATTAAAAGATTGAGATACTTGAGATGCTAAAACAGGTTGCCCTGTTGTTACACCAGCATTTGAAAATGTTAATTTAGACATACTATTCTTTTATTTTATTATAAATATCAATAATTTTTTTCTAATTGACGGTTTGTAGCATCTATTACTATTTGAGATTCAATTGATGTAGTACACTCATAATGTCTATCTGTGTCTTTATGTTCGGGGCACCACTCCCAATCACCCGCGTCTAATTGAACTTTATTAAAACATCCCCCACATTTATCTTTTGGTGCTTCTACCCTTTCACAATCTTCAAACTCACTATAAGCTTCACTAAACCCTGATATCATAACAACAGGTGTTCCTAATCCCCATGCTAACCAACTTAACCCACTTCCTATACCAATAAAAGCTTTAGCATTCATTATATCATTAGCTCTTTCACTTAATGGATAATCTCCTGTTTTATCAATTACACCTTTTAAAGTACCACCTAATTTAGAATCATGCCATTTATCACCTAAAGGTTCTTGAGTAATCATTACTACTTTATAACCTTTATTATTTAAATGATCTATTACATCTTGCCAACCACCTTTACGATTCCAATACTTAGCATGAGATGAACCATGAGGTGCTATACAAACATAATCACTATCAATTGTAGATCCTGTATTTTTAAATGATAATTTAGGTTTAATTTCTTTATTATCTAATCCTAATATATCGTATGAAGCTCCTTGTAATGGGATTTTTCTAAAATCTAAAGGATTTCTATTATAGTTAATTTCTTTATCTTTATTATAATGCCAACCAACCTCATACATAGCATATAAATCAAATATTTCTGTAGCTGGTTCTACAAATTCTATTTCTGGGTATGTGCTTTCAAACCATTTATTATGAAATGTAGAGACTACCAATTTACATTTATGTTTTTTTCTAAATTCTTCAGCATATGGAAACCATGCTAAAGTATCACCTATTGCTTTAGAAGCAAAATGAATATACACTTTTTTATCTTCAGCATTATAAAAATCTTCAAAAACTAATTTATTATTTTCTTTATCTGTTACTTGAATTTTATAATCAACAAAATATTCTTTTCCAGTTTTACACCACATATTATTAGTTATATCTGATTCGTATACAACTGTATTATTTTTTTGATCTATAAACTTTACATTATAATTTTTTTTATTTTTACCTAAAACTTCAAATTTACCCCCCATAATATAATTTGATGAAAAGGTATTTTTAGGTAATTTAAATTTAACTGGTTTTTTAATTAAATTATTATATTCTTTTATTAGAATTTCTTTCATATATTAAATTCTTTATTAAATTGTTTTTTATATCTTAAATCATCTATAAAAGCTTGACCATAAGGTAAAATATTTCCTCTATCAAAATTATGTATTTGTAAATACCACCTCATATTATAATGGTATTGATTGTGAGGTTTTAATTTTGCCCTTTCAGTACCTAATATTTCATTGTTCCAAGGATCTTCATTTGGAAACATAATAGATTTTAAATATTCTACATTCCAAATAGCAGCATTATGAGTTAATAACCACACAGAATCTTGTTGCATTTTAAGTACTCTATTACCTCCAATAAATTTATCTGATGTTTCAAAATCATACCCCCACCAATGTAATTTTTCATGTATACGAAGACAATCTGCTTGTTCATTATCCATAAATTTAATAAATTCAGGCATAATATTTTTAATGGATCTTTCAGGCCACATATCATCACACATTAATAAAACATATTTTGTTTTTATTTTATCTAAAGCATAAATTAACTTATTTGAAAAATCATATTTTGTATAATCTGGTTTGTTAATACTTAAAGGAATAATATTTTTATATTCATAATTAAATTTATTATTATCTGATATAACATATATGTTTAAGTCTAGTCCACTAAGAATTTCCCAACTTAATCCTAAACCTTCCCAACAATTAGAATAACTATCACAAGTTGGAATTAAAACTGATATTTTATTTTTTAAATTCATCATATATTTTAAATAATTCTTTTGTTCTGTTTAACCATGATAATTTCTCTGAAGTTTCTAAACATTGTCTTCTATAAGAATTCCAGTTTTTTAGAATATCTTTTAATCCTCTATCCATTTCAAAAATATCACGAGGTGCTCTCCAACATCCATTTAAATCAACTTCCATTTCCCAATCAGCTATAACAGGTAAACCTGCCGACATAGCTTCTAACATTGTTAAATTAGGATGGCCTGCCTCCAACATTGTGGGGTGGACAAAAATATCATGAGAATGAAATAAATCTAATAATTCTGTGTTTGGTGTATCAAATACTAAATTTAAATTAGGATAATTTAACATCCAAATATGACCATTAAAGAAATTTTTATTATTAGAAGGTCCTGCTATTGTAATTTCTAAATTATTTATCATAGCTAAACCTAATCCATATTCAAATCCTTTTCTATCAAATGTTCTATCACCCCCTAACCCATTATTAGCTAACATTAATAATTTTGGGTTTGATGGTTTTTTATTAAATTTAGGATAAAACTCATTTACATTAACACCATGTGAAAAATAAACACATTTAGGATGGTTATCAAAATATTTAACTAACCAATTAGCTGGCATTAATGATATTAAAGATCCTTCTATTGCTTTTAAATTTTCTCTATATACATGAGAATCTTTACCATAATGTAAAACATGATGATCATGTAGTTGGTAAATATATGGTATACCTCTTTCTTGTAAACCAATAGCTAAATTAGCTACATGACAATGTACAATATCAAAATCATCTAATTTAATATCAGATGCCATTTTATGAGTTGAATCATGACCTAATATAGTTTGATTTACTTCAAATTCCCAAATAATTTTTTCTATCGCTCCCCAATTTTTAGGGGGGATTGATAACCCACAAGCTGGGTCTACATGACATATTTTCATTTTAAAAATGCTATATTATTATATCCTTTTTTATCATCTACCCAAATTTTATACCCATTTGAATGTAAAAAGTCTTCTACTTTTATTTCATTAATATCATTAACTCTTTCATAAATAATAACTTTAGGCTTTGAAATTTTGTTAAAATCTAAAGCCATTATTAACTCATCATCTATACCTTCTACATCAATATGTAACCAATCTAAATTATTAAATTTATTTTCAACTAAAAGTTCATTAATACCTATAGATTCTTTTTCAACTTCTTGTATATTAGAATAAAAATTTAATAAATGTTCTTTATCTACAGAATTAGTATGACCTTCACCATCTAAAGCTTCATAAAATTTTACTTTACCTCCTTTTGGAGTAATTAATTTATTTAATAAAGTAACATTTTGATCATTATAATTTTGTTTTAATTTTAAAAATGGATCAGTAGATGCTTCAACTAATAATACTTTAGAAAAAAGTTGACGGTGATATAAATGAACCCATTCTCCTGTTGACCCATCATTTGTTCCTATAGCAACACCTTTAGTATTTAAATTTGAAGCACACCATAAATCAAATGCTATTTCTGATTGAGTTCCATGTTCTAAACTATTCCATTGAACTTTACCAACTTCAACTCCTTTAGATGTAGATATTTTTAAAGTACAACCATCAAACCAATTATGCCAACATTTTCTACCTGGGATTAAATCAACTTCATATAATTTATTATCACCATGAGTTCTAAAAATTTCAACTTTTAAAGGTAAATTATCTTCTGGAAAAAAGAATTTGATATTATCTTTTACTGCTACTTCTATTGTAGTTGATGAGCGCAATTGTGCTTGTGCACCTGTAACCTTTATGTCAATAAATTTATTCATTATATTTTTAAATCTCCTTTAATATTAGTTTTACTAATTTTTTTATCTATTAAACTGTACCCCTTTGCTTGAAATACTAAAGGTTCTTTAAAAAATCCTTTGGGTTCATCTCTAAAGTTGTTAGTTACCCATAAATCAAAAGCATCCCATTTTGAATTATTAATCCTATCGTGTACATTATCAATTTTATTACCTCTAATTATATAAGCATGAGCATCTGTAAACATGCCAGCATCAATATGAGTTTCATATTCATGAAATATTTCATAATTGTGGGCAAAACTAAAGAATGTATAATCTTTTTCTTTTGAAATTTTTATTGCTTCATTTAATTTATTAACAAATTCATTATGGTCTTTTAATAATAAAGCATCACATTCAAAAAATAAATAAACAGTATTATTATCTTTAGGACATGATAATATAGCATCTGTATGTGCTTTAAAACACCCATAATGTCCAGGAGCTAATTTATAATAACCAGGTTCCATCTGAACATCATTTGGTCTATTACAATTTTGTGTTGGTGGTAAATCAGTATAAGGAGTATTAATTACAGATGTATATTCTATATTATCGTATTCTCCTAGTTTGCTGATAGATTCAATTGAACGTATCTCTCTTTCTTCTTCTGGGTGTGTTAATAAATGTACGATTTTAATTTTTGGATAAGATTCATAATTAATTCTATCACCTTTCCAATTAAACATACCATTATTAGGCATTATATTTAAAAAATAATCTTTATTTAAATTAAATTTATGATATTTTACACTTTCTCCTGTATTAGTATCTTTTACATCAAATATGACTGTAATGTTGTCATTTAAATCATATTTTACTAAATCCCAAAATTGATATTTACCCCTAACTTCTAATGTTCTATCAATAATAAGTTCTTTATTTTTTTCTACAGTATAATGAATATTTTTACTTTCTTTAGCATTTGATATTGTTATCCAAGGACAAAAATGATTCTCTACATCTGTAGGTAGTATAGTATAATATTCAACCATCGAATAATCTTCAAACTCAAAATATTTTTCAGCATCAGATTCAAATTTTTCTTTAGGTTCAATATAATTATTAGTATTATTTTTAAATATATGATAATATAAATTTTCTATACCATTAGATTCAGCACCATGCTTACTCATAAGATTATTATATTGATCTTCTGTTTCTATAAAATGACAATTATTTAAAATTGCTTCTGGTCTTGCCGCAAAAAAGTATGTATAATAACATTTACCTTCTTGTGCTTTAAATTCACCAAAGAAAGTATCATGTTTATTTAATTTTTTAGATATATAATCTATGTAACTACTATCTTTAAGAATATAATCAAAATTAATATAATATAATTTTTTAATATCTAACCCTTTAGCAAATGTAGCTGGGTTGTAAAATGAAGTATAACAAGCAGGACCATGGTATCTATCATTGTCTTCACCTCTTAAATTAACATAAGTATCATATAAATTATTACTTGCTGTATATCCAGAGTAAAATGTATGTTTAGTTAATAAATTATTTTTTTCATAAAATACATAATCAACCATATCTTGTAATTCTTTAGGTACAGGACAATGTGCTGATATTATAATTTTTCTATTGCTATTTTTTCTTAATGATTTAATACACTCTATTGTAGTATCTACTACTGCTTGAGTTTTAGGGTAAGTACAAATTACATATGCTTCTTCTTCTTCTTTAAGAATATTAATATCATTAAAGTGTTCTTTAATCCTTAAAATATTTTTATCAAAACTATTAAAATCTAAATAATTAATAGAATCATAACTATCAAAATAATTTTGATAAACCTCTAAATTATATAATAGTTGTGGAATTTGATATGATAAAGCTTCTCTAATAACTAAGGGCATTGTTTCTTTATCATTTTTACTTCCTCTAGATGTAAATAAAAATAAATCCATTGATTGGTAAAAATTATCTACATCTGTTCTTTCATTCCACCATGTAACATTATTTGGTTTATCTTTCATTAATGGCTCCCAATACCATTTAAAATTTTCTGCTTGATTTCCTACACTATGAAACTCATACTCAGGTAAAGCTCTAGCATATTCAAAAAATTCTTTTTGATTTTTACGTGATGTGAATAAACCAATATGTAAAATATGTTTTTTAGTAGGATCTAAATTTAAGCGTTTTAAAGCAATTTCTCTATCAGGTCTAGGAATATATTCAATAGGATATTCAACTAGTATTTTAGGTATATCTATGTTCTTATATTGCTCTATTTGCCAATTAGATACAAACATAAATTTATCTGGAAAATATAATTTATTATCAGTATTCATTGAAGAATCATGTGATGTTTCAACTAAAAAATAATTTCTATTTACATTATATAATTTTTGAGCTATATCATCATCCATAAAATATTCAGGAATTTCTTCTAAATGAATAATATCAGGATTAATTTTTCGAATTATAGTAAATAATTTACTTTTATCTTCATAAAGTGTATAAAAATTTTTCTTTGGAAGTAATTTTTGAATTTTATTTTTAGTTACTACTAGTTTACCTCCAGTACAGTCTGTCCATTCAATTAAATAAATTTCAAATTCACCTTTTAAAAGTTCTATCTTTTTTGTTAAATATTGGGGAAGTCCCCCTGTAGATAGGTGGGGTGCAATAAATAAGAGTTTTTGCATGTAACTATTAATTTTATAAAACTATGTAATAATATAATGATAGTTTTGCTATCATCCAAATTATAAATATAATATTATGAAACTCCTATTACGTTTGCGATATTAGCTGTTGCTACCCCTACAACGTTGCTTATTTTTGCTGCTGTAACAGTATTAACTTGATTGCCATAACCTGCATCCGCATGTGTTAATTGAATTTGAATTCTATTAGTTCCAGAAGTTAAAAAATTAACTCCTAGATAAAAATCTTCTCCAGGTTCATCTTCATCAACATCTTTATCATTTCTAAAAACAACATTAAGATAATTAACATCATTTATATTTGAAACAGCTGTAGCATTACAAGAAAAAGATCGCAATTGATTAGTCCCCCAATTTAACTCACCATAATCAGCTGATGAATATAAAGTTGAAGTTACGGCTGGAAAATCATCTGATGACAATGTTGAGCCATTATTACCAAAAGCCGTACTTTTATACATTCTAATATTACCTCCATTAGTTCCGCTTGAATATACTTTAACTGTAGCCGCTGTAACTGTAGTGGTAACAGCACTTGTATCAAAATAAGCATAAGCTCGAGAAACAAAAAATTGACCACCTCCTCTACCTTCTACAAACCCTGCTCTAACACCTAATGAGTTTGAGGAGTTAGAAGAAACAGTTCCTGAATCCGCTGCTACTGCTTCATCCCACTCTTCGTTTTGAGCTTGAATAAATCCTCTTCCAGTAAGTCCTGTTGTTGCGTATATAGTAGTTGTTGCCATTTAAAACTGTTTTTTGGGCAAATAATATTGTGTGTGGTTAAAATATGTGTTTGATGGAGGAGTTATATTGTGGATATCATATGTTACCTCAGGTATATTATAATAATTATCTGATCCTGTCATTGAATTCCACCAAGTAGCTTTTCCTCCTACTTTTATTAATGATGATAATGAAGATGAAAAATATTTCATATTCTTATCTCCATAAGTATCCATAAATAAACCATCATAAGTACTTAAAGTATCTTTTACACCATACCAATCACCTTCTACTATAGTTACATTAGATTTATCAGCAGCCCATGCTTGAGCTTTTGGAATCATATCTGGGTGGTTTTCTATAATAGTATGTGAATTAATTGTATGTGATTGAATATAATTAGCTGATATACCCATTCCAAATCCAATTTCAAGTATATCACCTCCTCCTTCACATATATAAGCTGCTGAAGCTGACATTAGAGGATTTTCCCAATCCATCATAACTTCAAATTCATTATTTTCTACGTCAGCAAATATTATTTTATCTTCACTAAATGTTAAACTTTGAGATATATAAGACATATTTTATGAATTTAATACATATGTTTTATCTGGATCAAACCAAATTTGACCTGCTACATCAGTTACTTGTCCTATTATTCTTACATAATCACCAGCTGATGTTGGAGCTGTTGCTGTTGGGATACCGTTATCACCTACATATAAAGTATCACCTGTACCTAATTCTCCAAAATTTTCTTCGGCAAATACTATACCTCTAACAAACATACCATTAGTAGAAGCACTAGCACCCATAGCAATTGCTAATGTTCCTGTTGCTTGGTTAGAAGAATCTTTATCTGCTGTTCTCCATATACCATCTTGTCCTAAACAATATATGAGATATGTAGTATTATTAGCTAATTGTGATCCAAAAGTAACTTCATCACCACTAAAACCATCTGTATTTCTTTCTGGATATACTAAATTTCCTGCACCTAAATCAAGTGATAAAGTTCTACTTTGGTCTAATGTAGCACTTGCGGCACCTGCTATTCTTAAAGGAGCTGTAGTTGTTATTGTAATTGAAGATCCTGAACCACCTATTACACCTGAAGATCCAGCTGTTCCTGAAGTACCTGAAGTACCTGATCCACCTGATCCACCTGGTGAACCTCCATTACCTGCTGAACCATTTGATCCTGAAGTACCTGATACAGCACTTGCACCTGATCCACCAACTGCTCCATTATTACCAGTTGAACCACTTGATCCTGAAGTACCTGATCCTTTACTTGCTCCTGATCCACCTGTAGCACCTGTTGAACCTGAAGATCCTGTTGAACCTGAAGTACCTGATAGTCTACTTGCACCTGCTCCTCCTGTATTACCATTAGATCCTGTTGAACCTGAAGATCCACTTGTTCCTGATCCTGCACTTTGACCTGATCCACCACCATTACCTGAAGAACCTGTTGTACCGTCTGCTCCTGAAGATCCTGCTGAACCTGCTGTTCCACTTAATCCTGAAGCACCTGCTACACCATTTGAACCTGAAGATCCACTTGTTCCTGATAATTTACTTGCTCCTGCTCCACCTGTATTACCACTAGATCCTGTTGAACCTGATGAACCTGAAGTACCTGATAGTCTACTTGCACCTGCTCCTCCTGTATTACCATTTGAACCATTTGAACCTGAAGTACCTGATTGGCCACTTTGTGCTGAAGCACCATTATTACCTGTGTCACCACTTGAACCATTAGATCCTGAAGATCCACTTGTTCCTGATAATCTACTTGCACCTGCTCCTCCTGTATTACCATTTGAACCATTTGTACCTGATGAACCTGAAGTATTTGATGATTTACTTGCACCTGCTCCACCTGTAGCACCTGTTGATCCATTTGTACCACTAGATCCTGAAGTATTTGAAGAGGCACTAGCACCAGTTGCACCTGTTATACCTGAAGATCCTGCTGAACCTGAAGATCCTGATGTATTAGATGCTCTACTTGCACCTGCTGCTCCTGTGTTACCACTTGAACCATTTGATCCTGAAGTACCTGATTGGCCACTTTGTCCTGAATTACCAGTATTACCTGTATTACCATTTGAACCATTTGAACCTGATGTTCCTGATTGACCACTTTGTGCTGAAGAACCTGTACCACCTGTGTTACCGTTTGAACCTGTTGTTCCTGTTGAACCTGAAGTACCTGATCCTGCACTTTGACCTGATCCTCCAGAATCACCACTTGAACCTGTAGTTCCATCTGCTCCTGAAGATCCTGCTGAACCTGCTGTTCCACTTAATCCTGAAGCACCTGCATTACCATTTGAACCATTTGAACCATTAGTACCTGATTGTCCACTTTGACCACTAGCACCTGTAGCACCTGCTGCTCCATTTGAACCATTTGAACCTGAAGTTCCTGATTCACCACTTACGGCTGAAGCACCTGCATTACCCGCAACACCATTTGAACCATTTGTACCACTAGATCCTGAAGTGTTTGATGATCTACTTGCTCCTGCTCCACCTGTAGCACCTGTTGAACCTGAAGTTCCTGTTGAACCTGAAGTTCCTGATGCCCTACTTGCACCTGATCCTCCTGTATTACCATTTGAACCGTTTGAACCCGAAGATCCAGAAGTACCTGATCCTGCACTTTGACCTGATCCTCCAGAATTACCACTTGAACCTGTAGTTCCATCTCCTCCTGAAGATCCTGCTGAACCTGCTGTTCCACTTAATCCTGAAGCACCTGCTACTCCATTTGAACCATTTGAACCATTAGTACCTGATTGTCCACTTTGACCGCCAGCACCTGTAGCACCTGCTGCTCCATTTGAACCATTTGAACCTGAAGTTCCTGATTCACCACTTACTGCTGAAGCACCTGCTGCACCAGCGTTACCATTTGAACCATTTGTTCCACTAGATCCTGAAGTATTTGATGATTTACTTGCACCTGCCCCACCTGTAGCACCTGTTGAACCTGAAGATCCTGTTGAACCTGAAGTACCTGATGCTCTACTTGCACCTGCTCCACCTGTGTTACCGTTTGAACCATTTGATCCTGATGAACCTGAAGTTCCTGATCCTGCACTTTGACCTGATCCTCCAGAATTACCTGAAGAACCTGTTGTACCATCAGCACCTGAAGATCCTGCCGAACCTGCTGTTCCACTTAATCCTGAAGCACCTGCTACTCCACTTGAACCGTTTGAACCATTTGTTCCTGAACCACCACTTTGTCCTGAAGAACCTGAAGTACCACTACCTCCTGAATCACCTGACGAACCATTTGTTCCACTAGATCCTGAAGTATTTGAAGATGCACTTTGACCTGCTGCACCGGCATTACCAGTTGAACCATTTGATCCTGATGAACCACTTGTAGCTGATGATTTACTTGCACCTGCTGCACCAGTATTACCATTTGAACCATTTGAACCTGAAGATCCAGAAGTACCTGATCCTGCACTTTGACCTGATCCACCAGCATTACCTGAAGAACCTGTTGTTCCATCTGCCCCACTTGATCCTGATGAACCTGCTGTTCCACTTAATCCTGAAGCTCCTGCTACACCTGAAGATCCGTTTGAACCATTTGTACCTGAACCACCACTTAAACCTGAAGATCCTGAAGTACCACTTCCACCTGAATCACCAGATGAGCCATTTGTTCCTGATGAACCACTAGTTGCAGAACCTGCACTTTGACCTGCATTACCTGTATTACCTGAGGAACCATTTGAACCTGAAGATCCTGATGTTTGACTACTTCCTGATGACCCTGTTGTTCCTGATGCTTTACTTAAACCACTTGATCCCGTTGAACCCGAAGTTGCACTTTCCCCACTTGATCCTGTTGTTCCATCTGCACCACTTTGTCCTGATGAACCAGCTGTTCCACTTAATCCTGAAGCACCTGCTACACCTGAAGATCCATTTGAACCGTTTGTACCTGAACCACCACTCTGTCCTGAAGAACCTGAAGTACCACTTCCACCTGAATCACCTGACGAACCATTTGTTCCTGAAGATCCTGAAGTGTTTGAAGATGCACTTTGACCAGCATTACCTGTGTTACCTGAAGAACCGTTTGAACCTGAAGATCCTGATGTTTGACTACTTCCTGAAGATCCTACTGTTCCTGAACCTCCACTAGCACCTGAAGAACCAGTTGAACCTGAAGTTGCACTTTCCCCACTTGATCCTGTTGTTCCATCTGCACCACTTTGTCCTGATGAACCCGCAGTTCCACTTAATCCTGAAGCACCATCTACTCCACTAGATCCAGCTGAACCATTTGTACCTGAACCACCACTTAAACCTGAAGAACCTGAAGTACCACTTCCACCCGAATCACCTGATGAACCATTTGTACCACTAGATCCTGAAGTGTTTGAAGAAGCACTTTGACCCGCATTACCTGTGTTACCTGAAGATCCGTTTGAACCCGAAGATCCTGATGTTTTACTTTCACCTGAAGATCCTACTGTTCCTGAACCTCCACTGGCACCTGAAGAACCAGTTGAACCTGAAGTTGCACTTGCTCCTGAAGAACCTGTAGTTCCATCTCTTCCTGAAGAACCTGACGAACCTGCTGTTCCACTTAATCCTGAAGCACCTGCTACTCCACTAGATCCAGCTGAACCATTTGTACCTGATTGTCCACTTAAACCTGAAGATCCTGAAGTACCGCTTCCACCTGAATCACCAGATGAACCATTTGTTCCTGAAGATCCTGAAGTGTTTGAAGATGCACTTTGACCTGCTGCACCCGTATTACCTGAAGATCCGTTTGAACCCGAAGATCCTGATGTTTTACTTTCACCTGATGAACCTACTGTACCACTGCCTCCACTGGCACCTGAAGAACCAGTTGAACCTGAAGTTGCACTATCTCCTGAAGAACCAGTAGTACCATCTGCACCACTTGATCCTGATGAACCTGCAGTTCCACTATTACCTGAAGCTCCTGCTACACCTGAAGATCCAGCTGAACCATTTGTTCCTGATTGTCCACTTTGTCCTGAAGAACCTGAAGTACCGCTTCCACCTGAGTCACCTGATGAACCATTTGTTCCTGAAGATCCTGAAGTATTTGAAGAAGCACTTTGACCTGCTGCACCTGTATTACCTGAAGATCCACTCGAACCTGATGACCCTGCTGTTCCTGATGCTTTACTTAAACCACTTGAACCTGCTGTTCCTGATGCTTTACTTAAACCACTTGATCCTGTTGAACCCGAAGTTGCACTTTCACCTGATGAACCTGTTGTCCCATCAGCTCCTGAAGAACCTGATGAACCTGCTGTTCCACTATTCCCTGCTACACCTGATACTCCACTAGATCCAGCTGAACCATTTGTACCAGATTGTCCACTTAAACCTGAAGAACCTGATGTTCCACTACCTCCTGAATCACCTGAAGAACCATTTGTACCACTAGATCCTGAAGTATTTGAAGATGCACTTTGACCTGCTGCACCCGTATTACCTGAAGAACCGTTTGAACCCGAAGATCCTGATGTTTGACTACTTCCTGAAGATCCTACTGTTCCTGAACCACCACTGGCACCTGAAGAACCAGTTGAACCTGAAGTTGCACTATCTCCTGAAGAACCAGTAGTACCATCTGCGCCACTTGATCCTGATGAACCTGCTGTTCCACTTAATCCTGAAGCAGCTGATACACCACTTGAACCTTGTGAACCTGAAGTTGCACTTGCTCCCGAAGAGCCTGCTGTTCCACTACCACCTGAATCACCTGATGAACCTACAGAACCTGAAGTTCCTGAAGAACCTGAAGTTGCACTTGCTCCTGCTTCTCCTGCATTACCACTTGAACCATTTGAACCTGATGAACCAGCTGTTGCTGATGCACCTGAAGATCCTACTGTACCACTTCCACCACTTGAACCATTTGTACCTGAAGATCCAGAAGTTTTACTTTCTCCACTTGAACCTGTAGTACCATCATCTCCTGAAGAACCTGATGAACCATTAGTTCCACTTAATCCTGAGACACCAGCTAAACCTGATGAACCTGAAGTTCCATTATCTCCTGAAGAACCATTTGAACCACTTGTACCTGCTGAGCCTGAAGTTCCACTTCCTCCACTTTCTCCACTTGAGCCTGTTGTTCCATCAGCTCCTGAAGAACCTGATGAACCTGCTGTTGCTGCTAAACCTGATGCTCCTGCTACACCACTAGATCCCGTAGATCCTGAAGTTGCACTTGCTCCTGAAGATCCTACTGTTCCTGAACCACCACTTAAACCTGAAGATCCTGTAGATCCTGAAGTTGCACTTTCTCCACTTGAACCTGTTGTACCATCGTCTCCTGATGATCCAGAAGAGCCATTAGTACCACTTAAACCACTTACACCTGCAAGACCTGATGAACCTGAAGTACCATCATTACCTGAAGAACCGTTTGAACCACTTGTACCTGCTGAGCCTGAAGTATTTGCTTGACCTGATAAACCTGCTGAGCCTGTTGTTCCATCAGCTCCTGAAGAACCTGATGAACCTGCTGTTGCTGCTAAACCTGACGCTCCTGCCACACCACTTGAACCTTGTGAACCTGATGTCGCGCTTAAACCACTTGAACCTACAGTACCACTACCACCTGATGAACCACTTGATCCTGCTGAACCTGAAGTTTTACTTTCTCCACTTGAACCCGTTGTACCATCATCTCCTGAAGAACCTGATGAACCATTAGTACCACTTAAACCACTTGCACCTGCAAGACCTGATGAACCATTAGTTCCATTTCCACCTGAAGATCCATTTGTACCTGAAGATCCTGAAGTTTTACTTTCACCTGAAGAACCCGTAGTTCCATCTGCACCTGATGATCCTGATGAACCTGCTGTTCCTGCTAAACCTGAAGCACCTGCTACTCCACTTGAACCTTGTGAACCTGAAGTTGCACTTAAACCACTTGAACCTACTGTTCCTGATTCACCTGAAGATCCACTTGTACCTGCTGAACCTGAAGTTTTACTTTCACCTGATGATCCTGTTGTTCCATCATCACCTGATGAACCTGATGAACCATTAGTTCCACTTAATCCTGAAACACCAGCTAAACCTGATGAACCTGAAGTTCCATCTGCTCCTGAAGAACCTGCTGAACCTGTTGTCCCACTTGAACCTGAAGTTCCACTTGAACCCGAAGTTCCACTTTCTCCACTTGAACCTGTAGTACCATCGTCACCTGATGATCCTGAAGAACCATTAGTTCCACTTAAACCACTTACACCTGCAAGACCTGAAGATCCATTAGTACCAGTCGCTCCTGATGAACCTGATGAACCACTTGTTCCTGATACACCAGCAGAACCATTTGAACCTGCTACACCACTTGTACCTGATGATACTTCAACATATCCTATTTTACCAGATCCTGTTGCATATGTTAATACAAAAGGAAAATCTTGTATTGGTGCTGATTCTATTTTAAAATCATCTCCTGTTCCACTTATATCAAAAGTACTACTACCTGTTACTGCAAACCCTCCAGCTACTCCTCCAACTGATCCTGTAATCTGAGCTGATCCTGAAAATGGGAAACCTTGTCCACTACCTCCAGCACTATCACTTAATGTTCTACCAACATATTGATAAACTGAACATTTTACTGTATCACCTGTAGTAGGTGCTACATCTGCATCCACAAACTGTATTACACCTGTTTTATAATCAAACTGATAATTTGATGGGTTTTGTTTAGTACCATTTACTCTAATAGTTACATTATAACCTGGTGTTAAATCTTCTGTATCAGCATTTGTTAAAGATGGATCCGAATATTTTGGAGAAATAAAACTACCTTGTTGACCTGCTTGTATAATTTGAGGTGTTACTGCAGTTGCTGGGTTATGTCCTGATGCTGATATTAAAAAGAATACTTCTGTTTTTGAACCATTAACAACATTTGAGGGTGTTAATTGTTCTTGATAATAATATCTTAATAAATTAGCACTACCAGATAACACATATTCTCCATTTTGAGTACTCCCTGAGTATGGTAAACCTGTAGTTGGGATAGCTGCTTGGTCAATATAAACTTCAGATGCATTGATGTCAAGTACACTTGTGAATGCTTCTTGAGCATCCGAACTTTGTTCCATCGTATACCTCCTACTCGCAAGTAACCTATTTGATTTTTTAGTTTTATCTAATGCCATCCTTTATTTTATGCAATTGTTATATTTATACTTGTTATTGGTGTTGGATCATTTTTATATCTTATTATAACTATAAAGTCTTGATCTGAAGCATCTAAAACCATACCATCTCCATTTCTCATTGGCATGTTATAATTATTTCCACTTATACTACCACCAACATTACCATATAAAGCAATGTTAGATGTAAATGGGTTAATAAAACCATCATTAGCTTGGCTAGCAATAATAAGGTTATCTGTAGTTGCAGTTGGGTCATATATTCTTGGTGGAGTATAATTTCCGGTTCCTGAACTTTTAAATATTATTGCTGCTGATATACCATTCGATGTTGAATTCCAAGCTTGTAAAGTAGTACCTAAACTCATTGTTACACTTCCTGCTCCTGTATTTAAATTTCTTTGAAATGCTCTAGCATAATAAATATAATCTCCTGATGATGGGTTTGCTGGAGACCAATACCCAAATGAACCACCGGCTTCAACTAAATAGCCAGGTTTTACTTGTAATTCTAAAGGATCTAAAATATATTCATCATATGTAGATGTAGTAAATTTATCACCACCAGCATATGTTCCTACAAGTAAGTTATTATTAATTTTTATTCTATTATCTTCTCCCGAGAAATTTTCTGTCCATGAAGTTGTTCCAACTAATGCACTTCCGTCATATCCTTGAGCTCTACCATAATAAGCCATTGAACCTGATGCTACTAAAGCTCCATATGTCCCGGGTTTAAAGAACTCATATGTATTTGTATTTGTATTTATATCAACTCCATTTCTTCTTCTACACCTATCTTCTGTAGTAAATGTTGTTGGGTTAATTGTAGCTTGTCCTATATTAGTTGTACCTGTAGTACCAGCATCTACTACTAAACTACCTCCTAATTTTACTAAATCATTTTCTGTTGGGACAGTTCCAATTACTCTAGCAGTTGTTCCTGTAGAATCAAATATAAAATTAGATGTTTGAACTGAACCACCATTTGTACTTCCTAAATCAACACCACCTGCTCCATTATTAATTACTAATATTCCATTAGATTCAAATATTCTTGCAAATGTAGTACTTGATGCAAACATTGGATCAAATGCATTTGTTATTGAAGCTGAAGATTCCCAAGTTGCTCCTCTTAAATAAGCAGCACCTGATAATGATCTTGATGTTGCTGTTAATGATTGACTACCAAAATACCCTATAGCTGGTGTGTTTGTTGATATGCCACTATTAATTGCTGTTGTTGGGGCATAAAATATTTCTTCATTTTGAGCAAAGAAATCTGAATAATTAGATGAACCTGATTGTACAGCAACTGAAGATGAAAAATAATAATAACCTGATGAAGTTACATTACCTAAACCAACACCACCATTATATAATAATTGATCAAAAATACTTACAAATTTACCATCTTGATAAGCATCAGGGATTAAAGCATTACCAGTTGCAATATTTCCTATAGTTAAACCATTTGCTGTTCCTGGTCCTGTTTTTGATAAAAGATGAACAGAGGTTGAGGTTGCTGTAACTGGACTTTTTGCTGAGTTATTATAAAATATATATTGATCTGATCCTGATACATTAAATGCTTGTCCTATATTTCCTAAACCAAACAGTTGAGTATCTACTGATGAAGAAACAATTGTTGAACCTCCTGCTACTGATGAATATTCTTTTTTAAATGATGAATTATTGTAAATTGGGCTAATTCCACTAAATATAGTTGAACCTGGAGTTGCAAATCCTTTTGAATTTAAATAATTAATTACGTCGTTAGTACTTGATTGAGGCACACGTCCGCTAGGTGCTGTTCCAGTACCATTATTGGATGTAGATACGCCTAAACTCGCGTAAGTACGTGTATTTGGGGCTGCGTCTGGTGCAGAGGCACTTAATAAACCTGCCATAAACCTTACTATTTCTGCTGTGTCTGTATTATGGTCAAAATTATTAAAATATGAGCCATCTAAATCTGTTTTCCATGCTTTTGATGTAGGAACTCCTACATTATCTGTATAATGCCATACTGATTCACTTACAGTTAAAGCATATTTAGCTGTTCCCCCTCCTGTTCCTGCATTTGAAGCTGTTATATTAGCTCCTGTTGTTGTAAATGGTGATTGTTGTATTGTACTTCCTGTTACTTGTAATGAAGAAGTAGTACCAAAAATAGTACCTGTTACAACATTAAATATTCCATCTGTAGTAGCACCACCACCACTTCCATATGAACCTGTATAATAAACTAATCCTGTAGATTCATCTCTTACTAATACTCCATATGATTGCCCTGGATTTTCAGATGCACTAATATTTAATAAACCAGAAGCACTTATAGAACCTGTAATAAAAATACCTGAACCTGTAGTTCTAAATTTTTCAGAACCACTAAAATATAATTGAACTACACCAGCAAGTGAATCTGCTGTTACTCCTCCTTTAGTTCCTCTAAAATAATTACCACCAAGATTATCTTCTAATACAAGTGAATTTGCTGCTCTTAAAAATAAAAATCCTTGCCCTTGATCCTCTATGTAACTATTACTACTATCATGATAAATTTTTAAATCACCAC